CTACAGATTCATCAGCCTATCTCTGATTTGCTCACCCTGTTCCTTCAGATAGTACACAGCTCGTTTATCTATCCCAAGCTCTGCTGCAATTTCCGGAGCACTGAGGTCGTAGGTGTGAAACCTGACAAACACTTCTGCTATAAGCGGATTTTTCCTGTTCATGGCAGCAATTAGCTCATCGTAAATCATCTCGCTTTCAGCCTCGTTCATCCCTGAAAATTCATCGCCTTCATTGCTCATAAGTTCTTCAGGATCATCATAATTGATGACCCTAGTCTGACGGTATTCATTTTTTTTGCCGTAAGGGCATTCTGAGCACTTGTTACATTCTGGGCATACGATAAGAGGTTTCAGTGTGCCGGGAACAAGGCAACGGGTGCTCCGGCAGTTTCTGTGATGTTCAACGTTGATTTCTTTCCAGAAACTGTCAGCCAACTTAGGATCGTCGGTCTCATACATATATACGTTCATTGGCTCGATTCCTCCGACGTATAAAGTTTCGCAGTCCTTCCATGTAATACCGTAGTTTCTGAGATCATTATTATCAACAATTCTGATAGGAGCGTCATATACTTGTTTTCCTTTGGCGTTAATTCGTCCTTTAGGTTGTCTTTTATTGGCCATTTAGTTTCACCGTTTCGGTTGTTCCGAAGGCGGTGAAACCATTCATGGCAGTACTGTCTCGTGTTCATTTCAGGCTACCCCACATTCGGAAGGTAACCAGCGGTGCATGACACTGGAGTTAAAACAGTGCTTTCCTACATCGGCTATGCACTTCACCAGACTATAGCGCGCGGTCTGATGAGCCATGCAGGTCGGCGGATTTGTGGCTCAGATTTAGTTCCTCTGAACTACTATGGGTATGTTAGAGGATTTGAGAATTTCGTGATGGACACGTCGTGTCCGTTGGTTTGATGTGGGTAAAAAGAGAAAAAGCTAGTGTTTTCAATGCGTTGCATGGGTACACTAGCTTTTTGATAAGTAAATTGATAAAGGAATAGACTGTTATCTCTTGCTCGGCAGTGGACATGCCGTGTCCGAAATTTTTTAATCTTTTTTCAGATTAACGCCATAATCTTCGAGAAAATCCAATATGACGTCGAATGGTTCGGGGTACTTGTAAGTTAACGCCTCCCTGATGCATTGGTGCTCGATATTATTGAAATTAAGCTTGCATCCGAATACGTCAAACAGTTTTTGACTGATATCAGGAGGAAGATGCAAGCCAAAGCATATTCGTGCAACGGTTTCTACTTTTGGAACAGTTTCACCTTTAACAGTCCTGCTGATGGTTTTAGGATTCAGATCGATAGCATCACCTAAATCAGAGTAGTTCTTTCCTCTCCAGTTTAAGAGTAACTGAATACACTGTTCCGGATCATCTGTCATTTGTTTTCTAATCTCAGCGTTTTCTTGCAGTTGTTTCTTTCTATATGCTATTTGGTCTGCTTTAGGGGCATTCTGTAATTTGTTGTTGAATTTATATTCAAATGTTACATCACTTTCATCTCGATTAAGAAAACAGACAGTTTGGTAATCTTCGTCTAGGTTATTCTTGATCTTTAAATCAAATACCAAACAGCACTCATCCATATGCGCGAGGGCATAATCAGTGAGCTCAAGCTGACCGTCTTCTGATGTTTTAACATACAGAGGTGCATTGTAGACAAAGTGGTTTTCAACAAACAGATAATCTCCGTTTTCAGTTAAACTGAGAAGCTCTGGATTTGTTAGTCTCTCATATGCGGCATCTCGAGCTGATATAGAGAATGTTTGACTTGGCCCGATAAAACCATGTTTAAAGCTATGAGGCCTAACATAATGCCCGTCAATGTATGTGTAGGTACCAATAGCCTGGTGAAAACCTAATTGAACGAGTCTGATTTTTGCGGATTGTCTTGAAACCTTGAATTCTTGAGCCAGACAGTCAATAACCTCCTCCATGACCTCAAATTCATACTTTGCATGGTTCAGGCGCTGAAGGTCGGTTATGTAATTTCTAGCTCTTTTTCTAAAAGGTTCGGCAGGCATTTGGATTCTAGGAGCTAATTGATTAGCCTGCCATTCCATTATCTGTAATTCTTTCTGGGTTTTCTGGTGTTCTGCTTTATCAACTGCTTCACAGGTGATACGTGAAGCCTTTGAGTCGAATAGTTTTTCTAGCAGAAACGCTTTTCTGTGCTTAACCCAATGGACACATTCGTGAATTATTGTGTTGTTTTCTGAGCCGTAGTTTGATAGGAAAAACCTATAGGGGTTAACAACGATTGTTTTGGCTTTTATAAGTGTTGTTCCCTTCTCAAATAAATCAGAAACATCAGCTTCAGTATCTTCAAAATAAATCTGTCCGAAAACAGAGTCATCCTTAATAACCTTTCTTTCGACGGTTAAACCTAAGTTTTCAGCTAAAACTGTAGGATCAACATGAACAGGAATTCCGTTATTTGTTTTGGATAATGCTGATGGGTAGTATTCTTTCAGAAATTCAGTAGCAATATCCTCTAATTGGTTCGAATAAATAATGGGTACGAGAGAATCGGACAGACAATTGGCAAGGGGATTCTTTTTGAAATACTGCTCGATACCATCCTCGTTAATTTCCCAATCGCTGATGTTATTTAACAGATCGCCTTCACAAGGAACTCGAATCCACGGCTTACAGGTGTCGCTCTCATCGTAATGATAATCAGCTTCCTTAATCTCTAAGTCTACTTCGAGGATAACATCAAAAGCTACTTTGGTTCCAGGCAAGTCATTTACATAAACCTTCTCGATTCTTGTATCGATAATCTCTATTTCACCTACGCTTTGGACTTTTCGTAATTTAAGGTCAAGTTCGTCTCTGTGTTCTTCGATATATGCAGAGGAAACGTCACATAACTTATCGAGAAATTTATCGTTTAATAATTTGGTAAATGAATGGCCAAAAGCCATAGTTTATTTCTCCTTATAATTGCAATTCGCTGAGATTCATTGTTGTGCCCGATAAGTAATAGTGATATGCGGTGGTTGCCGGGATATACCTCACTTCAATGTCCGTGAGATTCAAATCACGGAACATTTTCATAGTCACTTTTCCCATGTTTTGCACCTCTTCCTTTTCAGTAGGCATCAGAAAGCAGTTTTTTACGTCTGTGAATTCGTATGCTTTTATAAAATCTTTATAGGCCAATTGGTATAAATACTGTTTAGTAACTGACTCAATTCCGGGGTGATGCTCCGGTTTTTGGTTTGGCTCTAGCTTTGGGGTGTAATATTTAGCATCAAAAATTAAGAATTGACTGCCGTTGATCGCTATCAAATCAGGAATAAGGGTGTCTGACGCCTCTTTTCCTGTGATGGTCCAATAAGGCTTTTCGATTATGTCGATAAGAAGCTCGTTTGGCTTTAACTCGATGCTTGTCTTTTTTGGTGGAAGAGTTAAATCTTTCAATTGGCATTTTAGTTTGTTATCTAAAATTTCCGCACAGACTTTTTCCCACACGAGATTAAAACTGTTAGTGCCAAACATTGATACACAATCAGTTTCATTTAGATTACCGGTATTATCAATGTAGGCATAAATAGTTTTAAGAACCAGTTGTTTTCTTGTGTTAAATTGAGTATTTAGTTCTTTTTCAATGCGGTAAAGGATGTATTCCTTATCGCCAAAATCGTCTAGTTCCTCATCCGTTAGATCTATTTCGGTTGTCTCAAAAAGATCTAGCAGATCTGCATTTTTCATTTCTCTTGACGCTTTTGTTAGGATACACTCGTGTAGACGTTTGAAATAGTCAGTGTCGTTATTTATTCGTTTTTTTGTCAGCAACTCCGGATAATAAGGTCTGTTATTTGAAAGATAGGTAAATGTTTCGTTAATAGTTTTATCCCACAAAATTTCGCCGGAGCCATTGATTTCTATGATATCCTCTGTGTTACTGTATACTCCATTCTCATAGTAGTCACGAATCAGAAATAGCAATACGGCAAGCAAATTGAAAGAACTACTCTCACTGGTATCATTGAACATTCTGATGATTTGTTCTTTTGAATTGTACTTCTCAAGTACCTTGAGAACCTGGCAAAGTTCATCTTTGGGTTCTTGCTTTGTCAGCAGATACTTTGGGTAACATTTAAGTACATATCCCGATACGATAGTTATTCCAACGTATGTAAATACATACAAATACTCGTTTTCTCCAACTTCAACATCGGCGACTTCAATGTCGGCATCAGTAAGATCCGACATATCTTTCTGCTGCTCGTTGGATTTGACCGCTTTTAGTACGCCATATTCTTTTAATTTACGGATAATAGGAATGAGTGCATCTTCGGAACACTTAAGCTTATCGCAAAGGTTCGCAATGGTGTACCTTTTCTGTTCACGTACGAATGAAGAGAGCATTAAGATTCCTCTTCATTCGTTGAAGTGTATTCAGCGGGATCGTATTTGGTGCATTTATCCTGAATTTCCTTATTGAAAATTTCTATCCCTCTTTCATCAAATGCCTCGCATATTTTTGAATAACGAAGGTTTTCCTTTTCAAATCCGGAAAATAGGGATGCTCGTTTCTGCTTTGCTGCGTCTTCAAAGAGGTACATGATAATTTTATGTTTAAAAACTTCGCAGAACTTTGTAGAGTCATTAAGGACGTCTTTCTTCAAGAAATAAGGCCCTAACTGTTTATCTTCATTTATACCAATTTTGGCAAGATAATCATTAATGGCCATTCTTAGACCATTCCAATAAACCTTGGTGTTGGTGCCATTTTTGAGATTGAGATAAACATATTGTTGTGCTATTTCGTCGGCTTTCTCATCTATGCCAAGGTAGGTGAAGTCCCATCTTCTCTTGAACGCTGTATCCATTGGAAACACACCTTGATCGGCACTGTTCATAGTCGCCCAAATGAAAAAATTATTTGGAATTATTATTTGAGCAAAGTCTTCCGGATTTCGATTAAATTCTTTAGCCAAATACTTATTGATATCCTCTGATGCCTGTATTGGGTATTCACTTATATTGTCGTCGTTGCGATCTAATAATTGGAATATGTCGCCAAAAACTGCAGCAACATTTGCACGGTTAATTTCTTCTATTATAAGTAAAAATGGGCGATGATTGCCTGTTTGTGCATTTTTTAATGCCTTTACATATGTACGCATGAATGGTCCTGGAACATATTTATAAGCAATATCGGATGTTTTTGCTGAATTACTGTCTGTTGGACAATCTACCATTACAGGTTTATAAGTTCCTACAAAATTTGCATAGGAATAATCTGGATGGAAAGTAACACGTTCATAATCTAGTTCTTTATTATTTCCTAGTAGCTTTTCTCGTTCCTTATTTAGTGAATAACTTTTACCTGTTCCTGGAGCCCCAAAAATAATTCTATTGCACTTGAAATCAGATGACACATTGGTTTTAAAGTTTAAAGGTGGTAATGATACTGAAGGAACTGCTGAAGCACTGCTATCGATATCCATGTATAATTGATAACTTTGTTTGTTCTCAGCTTCCGTCATTGTGCTATCGTAATGCCAAAAATCGTTATAGGTAATAATTTCAAAAAGATCAGCTTCATTATCTCTTGAAAGGTTGTTGTGTTTGATAACAATAGCACCATTCTTCTCTTCCACGCATCCAGACCAGCAAAGTACCTTTACCATTTCACGGATTTGGCGTTTGCACTGATTCCAATGTATGTTTTTTTGTTTCAAAACTTCGTCTTCCGGGATGCTTATATCAGTTCTTTTATTGTTGCTTATTATTGTTTTAGCTAAATTTAAAATATCAGGATTCTTGTTCTTAGCAATTGCATCATTAAAGAAAATATGCTCGGCAATCTCGTTTTTAAATAAATAAGCATTATTAGGGTCTAGGATCCCCATGATATACAATGTTTGAATTATGATTCTCATTGGAGCGATCTGTATGTTATCGTTAACAGCCTCAATGAGGGAACTAGATGTTCTTGGATTAGGAAATTGAAATTTCTTAATAAAATTTAAAACAACTTTTCGTGTATTGCCTTGCGCGCATTCTAATGTGCATTTACTATTTTGAGTTAGGTTGAAGTAAAAACCTAGAGTATTCATGTTGTTATTAGCGTTTTTATCTTCTTTGGCACTAGGAACACTATTATTTTTAAAACAAATACCCGCGTCTGTAAGAAAACTATCAAGGTTTGAAATTCTCAGATCGTTAGTAAAAAGGTAATGATACATATCTAGCAAATCTCCATGTCCTTACATTCAGAAATTAATTTGTAAATAGCAGAGCCTATTGCTTTAGCGAGCAGTACTGGAACGGCATTTCCAATCATTTGGTATGCGTTACCGCGATTGCCTATAAAATCAAAATCATCTGGGAATGACTGTAAGCGTGCGGCTTCCCTGACGGTTATGGTTCTTCTTTGCTCTGGGTCATAGTGTATGAATCTATTTCCATCCTTATACAAATGCGCAATTATTGTTGTACTTGGTTGGTTTGGTTCAAGTACGTGATATCTGTGGATAGGAGATTTTGAACCAATTTTGGCTTCATACAATTCACTAATTTTTTTGCTGTCGTATTCTCTACGACCAGATGAAATATCTTCTGCCAATAGGTGAAAAGTATCCATGTCTCTGAGATTGGAATATCTTGGAATATGCCAACTTACCTCACAAACCGGGGTGCTGTGAGATATACGTTTTTTATGAGATTCCTCATCAAACGTTGGAACACATTTAGGTAGATCTCCAATAGCTTCAAAAACTGTTTTTGTGTGTGAAATTTTTTGAGAAGGTAGCAGATCGTTGTAGAAATGAGCGAGTGTCTCTTGTGGGTTTTTAAATTGTTTAGTGTTCAGTCCTACAATCACAACTCTGTTTCTATTTTGAGGAACGCCAAAATCACTTGCATTTACAACCGCCTCTTTTAGATCTTCATAGATTTCATAACCAATTTTTTTAAATTCCCCTTTGATTTTGTCTGTTATAGGGCTTCCATCAGGGGTAGCACTTAGTATTCCTGGAACATTCTCAAAAACAAATAAAAGGGGATTGTATCTTTTAACCGCACTTAAATAGTGCTCAAACAGGTAGTTGCGATAATCGTTTTTCATGCCGTGTTCATCACGAACTCTACCTGCTATTGAATATGCTTGGCAAGGAGGGCCACCAATGATTATATCGATACCATTAGCGTTGTTAATGAAGTAGTCCAATCCTTTGCCTGAACCAAATGTTTCATCGTTTTCCCAACCACCGAATAGCTCACTTTCGCGTTGTATATCAAAATGCATAACACTTTCATTTGCATTGATATTATTCCATCTTGTTAAAAGCCTATTTCGCAACGTTTCTACTTGCGGTTTAAGCCACTCCACAGATGCAATTTCAACGTATTTGCCGGTTTCAAGAAACCCCTCGGTTAATCCACCGCAACCGGCAAATAGATCAATCATTTTGATCATTTTTTGTTTTCCTTTTTAGTGCCATTTATGTATGGGACTAACTGTTTTGCAACAACGTACCCGAGCATAGGCGGTACTGCATTACCAACCTGTCTGTATTGCTCTGATTTATTGCCGTAAAAAATAAAATCATCGGGGAAACTTTGCAGTCTTGCACTTTCCCTAACTGTTGGGATTCTGTTCCATTTATAGTGGAAATGCGAACGATGCCCTGTATTGATTGTGAGGGATGGCTTTTTACTACTGTACCTAGTCAATGCCTCATGATATTTATACATACCGCTGTACTCAGGGGGCAAAGCTTTATAGTTTTTCCCTTCTGGTACCATAGAGATCATCATACGGGTTTTTTCTATAGGAATACTACCAATGTGGTTATATACTTTTTGAGAATTTTTCCGCATCCTTTTCTGATAATCGTTTTGTGGTGCAGTTAAATAATCCTGTTCGTTATCTCCATAAATAATATTGCCTTGACTCGTTTGCAAGGTTGGCAGATCACCTATAGCTTCTTCGCATGTTATGTAATCTTGCGGATTCACAGAAGGGGTCGGAAATTCAAATTTTTGTTCACAATCCCTTAACCCAACAAAAAACACTCTTTTCCTAATCTGGGGAATTCCAAAATCAGGTGCATACATCATTTTAGGAACCATGGTATATCCAATAGCCTTAAAGTCTTCAATAATACGCTTGGCCCCAATTCCGTTGTTAGTTGTTAGCATTCCAGGGACGTTCTCTAATAAAACTGCCTTGGGTTTTAATTTATCTGCGAGCTTTACCATGGCAGTGTACAAGCGATTTCGCTTATCATTCATGTCTCTTGGTCCCGCAATTGAAAAACCTTGACAAGGAGGACCTCCGACAAGAACATCTAAATCCCCTTCATTTTTGATGCCTTTGTTCGATAAAAAATCTGTGATTTGATTTATATTGTCATGGTTGAAAAGATCAAGTTTCATGGCACATGAATTGCCATGGTTTTCTTTGAATGTTTTTAGTGCAGCATCGTCAAAATCTACGCCTAGTAATACATCATAACCAGCATCGAGGAAGCCTTTTGATAGACCTCCGGCTCCAGAAAACAAATCAACGCAAGTTAATTTTTTAGACTTCATTTGCTCAATATAATCCTTTAGAAGTACTATTAGTAATTATGTGAATTGATATCTGATTAATTCTTTATGTCTCCATGATTTTGACTGCTTTTGACCTTATTGTGCCTTGGATCTTCTGGCTTACTCGTCCCCTCTGGTATTAACCAAGTATTCCCTTTCAAGATTGCACCTTTGATTCTTCCTTCTTGGCAAAGGGTCGTGACTCGTCTTCGAGAAATGTTCCACTTCTCAGCCATCTCAGATGTGGTTAATAAATCCATAGTTCTGCCTGTAAAAATCATAGTGATAGATTGTGATAGTTTATTCCTTTGGAGGAATATTTTCAATGGTTATCGCGTTCTTAATCCTTTTTATAAAATCCGCACTCATAACCATCTGCTCTGAGAACCAGGCCTGGAATCCATTTAGGCGTTCTTCCCATTTGTTCGCAGACAGCCTTAAGGGAAACATTCTCGGAGCACTCTATGATGAGTTCGTCATGAACGTGCCCCACGATAAAGCAGTACTTCAGCGTCTGCATGGCATAGGCAAGAATGTCCCGGCTGACAGCCTGAACGATGTTTTCAACGAATTTGGGACCGTAACTTTCGATTCTGCTCCATTTCTTTGTGGCATCAATACCCATATAGGTGACACTCTCGCCACCGAATTGGTTCATGCCGATACGGGGCTGAACGTAGGCAAGCTTTCTGCCGGAGGGGAGGGTAATGAACAGCATGCCGTTTTTAACGGTAAATGCCAGACAGCCGACTTTCTCAGTGGTGTGTAACTGAATAGCAGTCTTTACCGCATTATCTATCTGCCACCAGAAAGACACTATGTTCGGATTTGAATTTCTCCACATATTGACCAGCGGTTGCAGTTCATCCTCGGAAAGCCCCATATCGAGTGCCCCCATGGCTTTAAGTGCGCCGACAGATCCGCCGTAACCAAGGGCGAGTTCCGCTATTTTACCTTTCTGCCTTAAATGGCTGTTGGCTCCGTGCTTTTCTACAGGAACATGGAACATCTGACTGGCGCTGGCACAGTAGATATCACCACCATTACTGAATACATCTGTGCGCCATTGTTCTCCTGCCAGGTGACTCAGGACTCTTGCCTCAATGGCACTGAAGTCAGAAACGATAAACTTGTAACCGGGGCGGGGGATGAAGGCTGTGCGGATTAACTCTGATAGAACATTCGGAACAGGGTCATACAGCATATTCAGCATTTCATAGTCACCGGCTTTCACCAGAGCACGAGCCTGCTCTAAATCCGGCATATGGTTCTGAGGTAGATTCTGGAGTTGAATAAGTCTGCCAGCCCAGCGTCCGGAACGGTTGGCTCCATAGAACTGAAACATTCCGTGGCAGCGGCCATCATCACATACAGCATTCTGCATTGCCTGGTACTTTTTAACGCTGCTTTTGGCAAGCTGCAGCCGGAGATTAAGCACCTCTGCCATGTTTGCCGGGACTGTCTTAAGCAGGGCGGCAACGTCCTTTTTACCAAGAGTTTCTGTTTCCAGACCGTTGTCTGCCAGATAACCTTTAAGCTGCATGACGGAGTTCGGATTATCGAGTCCGGTGATTTTCTGCATTCTCGCCATAAGATCTTTTTTTGTTTGTTCATCAATGCTGATAGCCTGTTCTACGAGCTGTCTGTCAATCATGATGCCACGGTCGTTTATTTCCTGATCGAGATGATACTCATCCCAGACGAAATCCGGTACCGGGTAATTCTTCAGCCTTTGCTGGATCTGCATTTCAACTTCGACGTCACGGCGGTTGTATTTCTTGAACAGTTCCCATTTCTCCGGTGCGTGTTCCGGCAGATTCCACTCACGACCGGCAGTTCTGCTCGGCATACAGAAGTAACGGATGAGTTCCTTACCTTCCTTAAGTTTCTGCTCCTCAAAGCCAAGTACGGCACCAACCTTATCAAGTGAAAGGGGGAGTCCGTTATAGGCACCCCATACCAGGGTACATTTCCATGCTGCCGGATCAAGATACTTCTGCACCGGATCTCCCTCAATGCTGTATGTGGAGAAGTACTGCGGATAATTCCGTCTCAGCCATACTGACAAAGTGACTCTTTCAAAAGAAGCGTTATAGGCCCACTTGGTTACGGCATCATCCGACAGGGCGGCGATGATTTCCTCCGGTACCTTGTCTCCGTTGACAAGATCATATACAGCAACGGGACCTCCGTTAACCGAAACACCGAAAAGCAGAATGTCGAAATCCGGTGATTCGGCATACTTGTAGACTCCGGCCTTTGTAATGTCTATGCTGCTTCGTGTTTCCAGATCCACGCTGAGAGATTCTATTTTCATAATTCCAATCCTCATTAAAAAAGAGCGGCAGATAAAACCGTCGCCCTGATACAGTTATTTAGCAGTCCACTTTCGTTTAAGAGCAAAGAAGATTTTTCCCGCAATTCCGCCTATCACATATCCGATAATAAAACCGAAGGCGAACTTTATGAAGTGGATATCATCCGGTGTCAACGTGCATTCCATTTTTGTGTATTTCCTCGTTGGTTAGCCTCTCTTGCTTTATATTTCTTAAGTTTATCTTTAAGCCATAAATACGACTCTTTAATGAGCCAGCCTATATATACACCAAAGATTATTAAGTATATATTTCCAGGACAGCTGAATAATTCTTCAAAAAATTTCATTTTATTGTTCCTCATAATTTTCATAAAGGCGGCAGGCATGCCCACCGCCAGAGATTTTCAGAAATTACCGGATTAACCTAAGAAATCCTCATCGTCATCGTCAAGATCTGCGAAGTCATCCTCAGCACGGCTGTGACCACCAAGCGGAGTACCATCAGCGAGTTTCTGCAGATTGTTGAGACCGCAGGCGATACCCTTGTTGCCGTTGGAGTTGTAGGCGTAAAAGTTGATGGATGCTCTGCCGACGATACCGGAGTAAAGCTCGGAGGTATCGATGATGTCCTGTCGATCTGCGTCAACCACACCAGGCTTGGTGGTGCTGTTTGCGTTCACGAAATAGGAGTTGGCATATGCAGGATCACCCTTACGATCCTTGTCACCGTCACGCAGCGGAGTCTTAAGTGCATCAAGATCCGGAACGAACTTGGAGTTGCCCTTGAGCTTGGACTGACCTTCATCGTAGGCAGCCTTGATGGCGGCCTTGATCTTGTTTACGGTCACGGTGTCGGACTTCGGAATGATCAGCGAAACGCTGTACTTCGGAGTGCCGCCGCCCATAGGAACCTTGGGCTCGTTAACGTTAAGGTAAGAGAAGATGGTCTTAGGACCGGTAATTACCTTGGTTGGGTTTTTAACAGTATTTGTCATAATTAAATATCCTTTTCATTAAAATCAGATTTTGCAGTGTTGAATTCAGGACGGGGATCCGTGTCTGAAACAAGCACAGGTTTACCAACGGGCTTGATAACAAGCCCACTCAACAGTTCTTCGAACTTCTTTTTGCCTAACTGCCTGGTCATCGAAGTGATTCCCAGGAGCTTTTTCTCAAACGGATCGTACCCGGCATTCTGTACGACCTTTGCCACCTCATTTTCGTCGGTGTATTTGCGAATACTTCTTCCTTCCACCAGCTTGAAGTGCGGATAACGGACACCGGATAAAGCCTGCTCAAGGGCATAAGCCTTGATGTCGTCTGCCCAGGAGACCAGAGAGTCTATCTGGGGCAGAATTGCCGCAATCTCGGTGCTGTCAAGCGTTGGAGCATCGGCAAAGTCGTACTTCGCCAGCTCCATGCTGTATTCAGCTCTGGCTCTGCAGATAGCCTTCAGCTTGCAGAACTGACAGTGATCTCCGGCATGGAACTCACCGCCTCCTTCATAAGCCAGCTCGGCAGTCGGTTTCAGTACCTCATCTGCCCATTTCAGCAGTTCCCCGGCAGACATCTCGAAGGTGTCAACGTTGTCGCGTCTCGGCTGATAGATGCTGAGTCTGATGCGCCTTATGTCATAAAGAGCACCGAAGGTATCAAGAGCACCAAGGGCATAGCATTTAAGCTGGCTGTTCCCGGTACCATCTTCTCCGGATGCCGTTACAAGAACACCGACACCGTATTTCAAGTCGATGATGTGCAGCAGATCATCAGCCACAATCACGCAGTCTCCGGTTCCGAATCCGTCCTTTACCCACTTGGAGAAGTCGAGTCTCTGCTCAACGCATACCAGCGGATCTGAACAGTGCTCTTTCGCAGCCGCAACCTGTTCCATGACAAAGCCGCAGTAGCCGTCGGCTGCCTCCTGCATTTCCGCGTCATAGAAGGAAAGGTTCGGAGTCGGATCACTTGCATCGCGTCCAAGAGCCTTAGTCACCAGATACTCACAGAGTTCGTGAGCGTCTGTTCCCTGCTGTGCATACGGGCTTGACTGATCTTCAAGTTCAGCGCAGAGCTTTGCACTCGGGGGACAGGCTAACCAGCGGTGACTGGCTGACGCTGACAGATAAGCGTGTTTAGCCATTACCCAGTACCTCCGCTTCAGCTACCAGCTCTGCAAATACAGCAGGATCGGTGATGTCGGATAACTGCTTTACTCCGTGAGAGGTCAGCAGTGCCTTAACCTCGGCTCTGAAACCGGATCTGGCCTTGTCGGAGAGAATGCCTCGTACTTCCTCGAAGGTGTAAACCTTGGCCGGAGTTTCCTCGGCAGCGGGAGCCGGAGTTTCGGGTTCAGCCTGAACTTCAGCTGTCTTTTTAGAAGTGGTTTCCGTACCTGAAAGCAGTTCAGCTATTTCAGCGGCATCCGCGCTCAGCCTGCGGAATCCATCGATAAGAACAGTAATGTCTTTCTTTTTCATGGGATTGACCTCATAAGTTTGTTTCAATTTCAGCGGGGCGGTTTTTAAGTGCCCTCACTACCTAATGCCCAGAACCGGACTGCTTTTACAAAAAATTTTTAACTTTTTTTTTCAGCAGCGGTTTTCTGCGCCTTCACTACCTAATGCCCAGAACCGGACTGCTTTTACAAAAAATTTTTAACTTTTTTTCAGCAGCGGTTTTCTGCGCCTTCACTACCTAATGCCCAGAACCGGATGACTTTTACAAAAAACTTTTAAATTTTTTTCAGCAGCAGTTTTCTGTGCCTTCACTGCCTAATGCCCAGAACCCGGCGGTTTTTACAAACATCTTTTTATGCCTGGAAATAGAGGAAGAAGACTGTTGGAAATTTTTTAAAGATTTTTTGTAAAAGCGGGGTACTTCTGGGCATTAGAGATTAAGAGGGCGGAAAAGCCACCCTCGAGGATTTTTTTATGTCTATCAGGAGAACTTGAATGTACGCAGTTAAAGAAAAACAGGCGTGTATAAACGGGGTCTTGTTTAAGACCTTTGAACGTAAGACAGCCGGACTTCGCATTGAGGCGGGAACCACAGGATTTAAGGGAGGAAAGGAACGTCGCAGAGGGGGCAGAGCCTATGTTTCGCTTGAAAGCCTTGGCGGTGATTTCTGCTTTCTTCCGGTAATCAACGAAAAGAAAAAAGTGGTCGGCTTTGAAATTGCCGCCAGCGGTGATGACGGGGTTGATGCAGTCAGAAAGGCTCTCAACTTTGCCAGTGATGCCATCCATGACCAATGCCTTAAGGTTAATGACTAAGATGAAGGGGATTTAATGAGAAAACTTAATATAGCCTGCGCCAACAGCTGCAAGGCTTATAAATGGGCAAATCAGACCTCCGGGTACGGAGAGCTGAAAGACAGGTTCAGAAAAACCTATCGTACTTCTGAGACGGTTGCCCAATATGCTCATATGAGCCGTGACGAAAAGACTGAAGCCAAAGATCACGGTGGTATTGTTGCAGGTGTGCTTATTGACGGGATCAGACAGATAGATAAGGTCAAAAGCCGATCCGCCATAATGCTTGACGGTGACATGCTTGAACAGGGCTTTATTGAAGACTTTGAAAACAGGGTTCCTTATACCTCGTTCCTTTACACCACCCACGGACATACACCGAAAGCTCCCAGGGCAAGGGTCGTTATTCCTCTTACAAGGGATGTAACCCCGGATGAGTTTCAGGCTATAGCCAGATATCTGGCGCAGCAGTTTGGTATTGAGCAGTTCGATGAGTGTTCCTTCAGAGTCAATCAGCTGATGTTTCTGCCGAGCACTCCCAGTGACGGTGAATACATCTTTAAGGAAGTGGAAAAGGAATGGCTCGATCCCGACAGGTTTCTGGCTCAGTACCTGGAATGGCAGGATCCTCTGAAACTTCCGAGATCTTCAAGGGAAAGAAAGCCTCACGAGAATGCAGGAAAACAGGTTCAGGATCCTCTGACCAAGACCGGCATTGTGGGTGTATTCAACCGGGTCTATTTCCCGATTAACAAGGCGGTTGATACCTTTCTCGCAAATAAGTATGAGGCAACTCAGAGTGATAACCGCTATCACCTGATCGGCTCCGGCAGCACTGCCGGTGTAATTGTCATCGAGGATAAGTTCATTATTTCCTTTCATGCCAAAGATCCCGCATATCAGATCCTGTGCAATGCCTTTGATGCCGTAAGGCTCGGTCTGTTCAAGGATCTCGACGAAAAGGCGTCCTTCAAGGCAATGTGCGATTTTGCCATGCAGCAGGATGAAGTGAGGGTGGCTCTTGCCAATGAGCGTATAGCGGAGGCAAAGAGCGACTTCGCAGATCCGGAAATTGAAGGTGACGATGAGTGGAAAAAGAAACTTAAATACAAGAGCCGCAGTACCGAGCTGGAGAACTGCACCTACAACCTCCGGCTGATCCTTACCAGGGATAAGAATCTCAAGTGTATCCGGTTCAATCAGCTTGCAGACAACCTTGAGATCGTGGGGAATGTTCCATGGAAACATCCCGGGGGATTCTGGAGAGATGTGGATGATGCACATCTGGTGTGCTACCTGGAGGATTACTACGGCTGTTTTTCAGACAGAAACCTCAACATTGCCGTAACCAAAGTGGCGGATGACAGAGGCTATCATCCCATCAAGCTGCGGTTTGAAAGTCTGAAACCGTGGGACGGAGTCAAGCGTGTTGAAACACTGCTGATTGACTACCTGGGAGCTGAGGACAACGAATACACCCGGACAGTTACCCGCATCCATCTGTGTGCAGGGTACAAAAGAATCTATGTTCCCGGGATTAAGTACGATCAGATCTTAATTCTCAATGGTCCGCAGGGCATAGGAAAGTCAACCATCATTCTTATTCTGAGCATGGGGTTTTATTCCGACTGCCTGACTATATTCGACATGAACGACAAGACTGCAGCCGAGAAACTGCAGGGGGTGTGGTTCCACGAAATAAGCGAACTTGCGGGCATGAAAAAGGCCGATATCGATAAGGTTAAGGCCTTTATCTCCAGACGTGACGATCAGTATCGTGCCGCATTCGCCAAACGTGCCGTGACGCATCCGAGACAGTGTCTTTTCTTCGGTACCACCAACAGTGAAACCGGCTACCTGAGAGACATTACGGGCAACCGCAGATTCTGGAACGTAAAGGTTACAGGCAGAGGCAGATACAAGCCGTGGGATTTAACCCCGGAGATAGTGGAGCAGATCTGGGCGGAGGTGAAGGTGCTGTGCGAGAACGGGCAGGAGCTTTATCTGCCACATCATCTGGAGTCCTTTGCGGAGGAGGAACAGAGACTTGCCATGGAGCAGGATGATCGTGAAGGTCTGCTGCAGGAGTACCTTGATACCCCTCTGCCTGCCAACTGGAACAGTCTGGATATCCACGAACGGAGGGGGTACATCCTTGATCTTTCCGATCCTACCCGTCCGAGAGGTACGGTTCAGCGCACCGAGGTATCAAACCTTGAAATCTGGTGCGAGTGTTTCGGCAAACGTCCCGAGGATATTCAGGCTAAAGACAGCTACAACATCGCAGCCATGATGAAACGGCTGGACGGGTGGGAGCGCACCAATGACAGGAGACCTCTGCCTTTCTACGGCAGACAGAGGGTTTATGTCAGGACAGGTCAGAAACAGCCTGTCCCGCATCCCGAAAAATGTCCTAAGGCTAAAGGTTAAAAAGTAATCATTATGGGACGGACGGACAAGATCTTCTATATAGAGCAAAAAGGCTTTAAATAGAGTTCTAAGAGGCAAATATACACGTATACGTATTAATAGGAAAAAATGGCTCTGTCCGTCCTTCCTGTCCACTGAAGGAATTAGAAATGAAAAAAAGAAAAATTGAAGATTTTATGAGATGCGGTGCAAAGATGAGGGTTCTTAAGACTCTTTTTGTGGAGACGATGGTCGATGCCTATCCGCTGTTATCCCCGAACGACAGAGCAAAGATGAGGTCGATGGAGGGCAAACTGCGTGAGATCTGTTCACGCCTTGAAGGTTGCATGTTTAGGAACGTTCCCGGTCTTTCAGACGATTATCTTGATGTGTTTTACGGTGCCCCGGATATCAGTAACAGAAGTCCTGTAGATGCGAAGGTGGTTGAGATGGCAAAGGAGATGGTTGATGAGATGTTCGGAAAAGCAGATTGAACGGCAACTCACGCTGATGGCAAAAAGCCGGGGAGGAATAGCACCGAAGTTCGTGTCTCCATCCTTTGCCGGAATGCCTGACAGGCTGATCCTGATGCCGGGCGGAATGATGGCCTTTGCAGAGCTTAAAGCACCGGGAATGAAACCGAGAGCACTGCAGGTGGCACGGCACAGGATGCTGAGAGAACTTGGATTCAGGGTGTACGTGATTGACGGAATTGAACAGATAGGAGGAATACTTGATGAACTTGCCGGATAGAACCAGTCTTCACGACTACCAGAAGTTCAGCGTGAACTTTATCGAGGAGCATCCGTGCGCAGCCATCCTTTTAGACTGTGGTATGGGGAAGAGCGTTATTTCCCTCACTGCAATTGCTGATCTTCTGTTTGACTCTTTTGAGGTTCACAGAATTCTGATAATTGCCCCCTTAAGAGTTGCACGGGACTCATGGCCTTTGGAGCTTTCCAAATGGGAGCACCTCAGGCATCTCACTTTTGCGGTTGCTGTAGGTACGCTGGCAGAACGCAAAGCTGCCATTGCAAAGAATGCCGACATCACCATCATCAATCGTGAGAACGTGGAATGGCTGGTCGAGAACAGTGACTTTGACTACGACATGGTGGTTATTGATGAACTGTCATCCTTCAAAAACCATTCAGCCAAACGTTTCAAGGCTCTGATGAAGGTACGTCCTAAGGTGAAGCGCATCGTAGGTCTTACCGGTACACCATCATCAAACGGTCTGATGGATCTGTGGTCTGAGTTCCGCCTCCTTGATATGGGAGAACGCCTGGGAAAGTTCATCACGAGATACAGAGAGGCGTTCTTCATGCCGGACAAGAGGAACGGTCAGCAGGTGTTTTCCTATAAGCCGAGACCTTATGCCGAGGAGGAAATCTACCGCCGAATCTCAGATATCACCATCTCCATGAAGTGTACTGACCATCTGAAGATGCCGGAGCTTATCAGCTCACAGTACGAGGTGATGTTATCCACGGATGAGCGTAAGCAGTACGAAAGTCTTAAAACTGAGCTGGTGCTGACTGTATCTGACGGGGAGATTACCGCAGCTAATGCTGCAGCATTAACCAATAAGCTGAGCCAGCTTGCCAACGGTGCAATCTACGATGATGAGAAAAACATCATCGAGATCCACAGCAGAAAGCTTGATGCCCTTGAGGACATCATCGAATCAGCCAACGGCAATCCCATCTTAGTGGCTTACTGGTTTAAGCACGACCTTGAGAGGATTAGAAAGAGGTTTGATGTCCGGGAGATTAAGACCTCAAAAGACATCACTGACTGGAATGCCGGAAAGATCCCGGTGGCTTTAATTCACCCGGCATCTGCAGGTCACGGACTTAACCTTCAGTCCGGTGGTTCGACTCTGGTGTGGTTCGGTCTTACCTGGTCGCTGGAACTGTATCAGCAGACCAATGCCAGACTGTGGCGACAGGGACAGACGGCGGGAACCGTGGTGATTCAGCACATCATTGCCAAGGGAACCATTGATGAACGGGTGCTGAAGGCATTGTCGAAAAAGGAATTAACTCAGAACGCACTGATAGATGCGGTTAAGGCGGAGGTGTAAATGAACGCAAAGGAATTTTTATCAAGAGGCATCAACCTGGAACGCCACGTGCGCAATCTGACGAATGAAATTGAGCATTACAGAAGTCTGGTAAACAACTGCAGTGTTACTTATTCTGACATGCCTAAGAGCACCACCGAGAATTACAAACTGGAGGATTGTACTCAGAAAATTATCGATCTGCAGAAGGAACTCAGTGATGCCATGGCTGATCTCGTTGATGTGAAGTGTGCCATCACCCGTGCCATCCATAAAATCGGGAATTATGACTATGAAGATCTTCTGGTTAAGCGATATGTATTTTGTGAAACCTGGGAGAAGATTGCCGAAGATATGAACTATGAATTGCGGTACATTCACAAGCTGCACGGGAAAGCCTTAAGGGAATTAAAATTTTTTCCATGAGGGCACTAAAAGACATGGAAAGACACTATGAAGTCTTGATACTATTATAATCGACGTAATGAAACGAACTATGAAAGCTCTGAGGTATTCCCTTGGAGCTTTTTCATTTGAGGCTCTGCTTCCTGTCGGTGGTGGAGCTTTTTTTATGCCCGGAGAAAACCATGCCAAGAAAACCTAAAAGACCATGCTCCTTCCCCGGATGCCCTAAGCTTACCGACGGAAGGTTCTGTGAGGATCATGCCAAAGCAGAAGCAAGACGCTACGAGAAGTACCAGCGAGATCCAGAGGCCCGAAAACGCTACGGAAAGGCATGGACAGTCATTCGAAAAGCCTACGCTGCCGAGCATCCTTTCTGCGAGGTCTGTCTTGCGGAAGGAAGATATACACCGACTGAGGCAGTCCACCACATAAAACCGCTATCTCAGGGCGGAACTCACGACATCAGCAACCTAAAAGCTGTATGCAAAGCCTGTCATGCCCGAATTCATGGCGAAATCGGCGACAGATGGAGCAGAAAAGTAAAGGATTACGCTTCCCAAAAGTGATGAATATCGCGCTTTAGGCCCCCAGGGGCGGTCAAAATCGCTGAAATTTTCATCAAAAAGCTTCGGGCCCCTCCCTCCACGCAGAAAAACGCAGTTTCAAACAGGGTAATAACCCCGGCCCGGCTGTGCTCAGCCGTTGATTAGCAGGCTCTCAGCCCGTTTTCTGCGCAGGCATTTTTTCAAACATTAGGAATTTTTAAATGGCTAAAGACGGAACCAGCCGCGGCGGTGCCCGAGTGGGTGCCGGACGAAAACCTAAGGCTCTCCAGGAAAAACTCCTCGAGGGCAATCTCGGACACCGCGACATAACCAGAATCGACATACCGGACATCGCATCAGATGACGGTGAAGAGCCGGAAGGGGCAGACATTCCCCGCCCGGATGAATACCTCTCGGAACTCCAGCGTGACGGAAAACCGCTCGGTGCTGCCGAAACCTACACCAAGACCTACAGATGGCTTGCCGGACTCGGCTGTGACCGTCTGGTGAGTTCCGAACTCATCGAGCAGTATTCAGTGGCATTTGCCAGATGGAAACAGTGTGAACAGGCAGTAACGAAGTTCGGTCTGTGCGGAAAGCACCCGACATGCCCGAGCTCGGTGATTCAGAGTCCCTTTGTGGCCATGAGCCACAGCTATCAGAAACAGACCAGCCAGCTCTGGTTTCAGATTTACAGCATCGTGAAGGAAAACTGCTCTGCGGATGCGGCGGGAGCATCGAATCCGGCTGATGACATGATGGAGCGTCTGCTCCGTTCAAGGAAGAATTAAGGAATTTAAGACATGATTGAGAAAGTGAACCCGTCCCATCCGGACAAAATTGCAGATCGCATTGCCGGTGCCATTGTGGACATCGCCTATGCGCAGGAGGCCAATCCGAGGATTGCCGTTGAGGTGCTGATCGGTCACGGCAGATGCCACGTGATTATCGAAACTGACACAGAGCTTTCTGAAGACAAAATCAGAGCAGCCATTTTCCGCATTGCCGGAAAGGTTGAGCCGGATATTCAGATTGTTCCGCAGGACAGACACCTTGCTGACAACCAGAAGGGGACTTTCCGCTGCGGAGACAACGGCATATTCAAAGGTGTTCCGCTCAATGTTGAACAGGCGATGATTTCAAGTATCGCACGTGATCTTTACGAGCAGTTCCCGACTGACGGCAAATACATCCTTGACGATGAACGGCTCATCATCTGCCAGAGCAACGCAGACAGAACTGCAATTCTGAAACAGTACCCTCATGCCGAGGTTAATCCGCTGGGTGACTGGATTGGCGGCACTGATGCAGATACGGGAGCCACCAACCGCAAGCTCGGCAGCGACATGGCTGATTCGGTAACCGGGGGCGGTCTGCATGGGAAGGATTTATCAAAGGCAGATGTAACTTTGAACATCTACACTTTTCTGAAGGCTCAGGAAACAGGTGAGACTGTAGAACTCAGCTGTGCCATCGGGGATGAGGTGATTGACGGTCACTCCTACAGCGAGCTGATGGAAATTGCCTGGAACCACATCGCCTCGTTAGGCGGTTTTGAGAAGTTTGCGGAATGGGGGCTTTTCTGATGAAGACAACTACAGAATTTCAGCTGGTCAGCACCGATAAGCTGATCCCTTATGTGAACAATGCACGTACACATTCACCGGAGCAGATTATGAAACTCCGCTCCTCTCTCAGAGAGTTCGGTTTTGTGAATCCGGTGATCATCGACCGGGACTTTAACGTCCTCGCCGGGCACGGAAGAATACAGGCGGCAAAAGCTGAGAACATTCCCGAAGTGCCGTGTGTCTTTGCCGACCACCTTACCGAGGCTCAGAAGAAGGCATACATTCTGGCCGACAACCGCATGGCTCTTGATGCCGGATGGGATGAAGAACTGCTGGCCGTGGAGATGCAGGAACTGCAGGACTTAGGCTTTGATCTCTCCATGACGGGCTTTTCCGAAGATGAACTTGCGGAGCTTTTTGCCACCGATGCCGAGGGCGAAGAGGATGACTTCGATGTAGAGGCAGAGTTGCAGAAACCATGTTTCTCCAAAACTGGAGACGTTTGGCACCTTGGCAGACACACCGTAATCTGCGGTGATTCTACTCTGCCGGAAACCTATCAGAATCTGCTCGGGGACGTGAAGGTAAACCTTGTCTGCACCGATGCTCCGTACTTCGTGGATTTGCAGAATGCCTCCGGCAAAATCAGAAACGACAATCTTGATGACAAGTCAGCCTATGAGTTTCTGATGAAGGTCTTTGCCAACTTCAAAAACAGCATGGCCAAAGACGCCTCCTTCTACGAGTTCTACGCCACCTCCAAGTCCCGCATTTTCTATGATGCCTTTGAGGATGCTGGCTTTAAGGTTGGTGCCGGTCTGATTTGGAAAAAGCCGAGGTTCCCGCTTTCGAGAACCGACTGGAAGTACAACATGGAGCCAATCATATACGGCTGGCGCAAGGACGGTACTCACAAATGGTACGGCGATCAGAAACAGACAGTGGTGTTTGAGTTTGACGGCATCAGGAATTCAAAGGAGGACGGCTTCGGGCATCCGAGCAGCAAGCCGGTACCACTCATTGCCTACCTCGTTAAGCTCTCCACCCAGACCAACGGCATCGTCCTTGACGGATTCCTTGGTTCGGCATCAACGCTCATTGCCTGCGAGCAGACGGAACGTATCTGCTACGGCGTGGAAATTGAGCCTAAGTTCGTGGACGTGGCGGTGAAGAGATACATTCAGCAGAAGAACGGCAGTGTTGATGATGTATTCCTAATCCGTGACGGTGTGAAATTAAATTACACCGATGTGGAAATACCGGAGGAGCAGACAGATGGCGGTGAGTAAATTAACCCTCGGTAGCCTCTTTGACGGTTCCGGAGGATTCCCTCTTGCGGGACTGCTTTCCGGCATTGTGCCGATTTGGGCGAGCGAAGTGGAATGCTACCCAATCAGAGTAACCACCAGAAACCTTCCGTGGATAAAGCATTACGGCAACATCTGTGAAATGGACGGAGGAAAAGTTGAACCGGTAGACATCATCACCTTCGGAAGTCCGTGCCAGGATATGAGTATCGCAGGAAAGCGTGAAGGTCTCAGCGGCAGCCGTTCCGGTCTGTTTCATGAGGCGGTCAGAATAATCAGAGAAATGAGGAGAGCCACCAATGGCGAATATCCAAAATACATCGTGTGGGAGAACGTACCGGGAGCCCTCAACTCCAACGGCGGAGAAGACTTCCGCTGTGTGCTCGAAAGCATATGCGGCATCGCTGACGAAACCGTATCTGTCCCTTCAGTTAAAAAATGGCTCAATGCAGGAGAAATCGTGGGTGACGGTTACTCAGTCGCCTGGCGGGTGCTCAATGCGGAACACTTCGGAGTTCCACAGCGCCGAAAGCGCATCTACCTTGTCGCGGATTTTACAGACGGGTGTGCCGGAAAAATATTATTTGAGTCAGAAGGCATGCCTTGGAATCCTCCAGAGAGCTTCAGCGAGAGGCAAGGTTCTGCCGGAGGTGCTGGAGAAAGCTCTGAGGCGGCAGGCACGGTGTGTCTGAACGATCAGGGAGGAGAACGCATGGACGTGACGCACGAACGTACCGCAACTCTCCGTGCCGAAAGCCATCACCCTCCGCTTGTATTTGAGAACCACTCGCAGGACTGCCGTTTCCGCGGTCCCCTTGATGTGGCTCAGACGGTGCTTTCCACCTACGGCACCGGCGGCAACAATCAGCCCTTTGTGGTGGAGGACAAACCATGAAACCTAAAGTATTCGGCATCTGCTCGAAAGACAGCAATGCCATGAAATCGGATAACCCGAACAGCGGTTTTTACGAGGCAAATACATCTCGAACCATCGATACCTCCAATCAGTCTCCCTGCAAAAATCAGGGCGGCATGGTGGTAATCGAGGGCAACGGCATGAGACCTTCACATCACGGTGACGGCTTTAAGGAATCCGAAACCATGTACACTCTTAATACCACTGAGCGTCATGCGGTGGCTTTCTCTGAAGTTCACGGCACTCTGTCAGCCAATGACGGTCCCAAAGGTCCGTCAAGCCAGATGCTCTCAAACCCCGAGGAGAATTTCGTGGCAGAACCTGCCTATGGACTTGATCGGGCATCCTTCAATCAGGGAAAGAATGCAAAGTACGATTTTTCAGTTACGGAGGAGTCAGAACCCACCATGACGGCAAGAGGTCCCAATGCTGTGGCACAGCCGGTCTACACCACCAGCAAGGCATCATTTCATACCAAGGCTCATACAGATGTGGCTGACACACTGGTGGCCAGCGACTTCAAAGATCCGCCGACTGTTACCGAAGAGCCTTATTACATTGTACGCAGACTCACCCCGACGGAATGCGCAAGGCTGCAGGGATTTCCTGACTGGTGGTGCTCAAACCTCGGAACGGCTAATCCTTCCGAACATGACATGACGTTCTGGCGAGGTGTATCCGAAACCCACCGTAATGTGGTAAGCGGAGCATCAAAACCGAAGTCTGATGTCCAGATCAGAAAATGGCTCGCCAACCCTCACAGCGATTCTGCGGAATACAAGATGTGGGGGAACGGTATAGCTCTGCCATGTGCTGTTTATGTCCTTTCGGGCATTGTTCAGCATGCGGAAAAACATTAGTTGATAGTAATCAAGTAACACTAAATATAGTGAAACTATCTGCACAAATTGACTTGATATAGTGTTTTGACAGAGCAAATATGTCCCTAACGAAAACGAACACAAACATGGAGACATAACGATGAAGATCGATTTTAACCTCAAAGGCGCAGAGCGCAAGGAGCTGGTCAAGGCTATCTCAAGGATTACCGGAGTTAAGGCTGAATACCAGGGCATGCCGACCACTAATTTTGTGATTGGAGACTTCACGGTAACCGCTGAAGGAGCTCTGGTTTACGATGACAAGATTGATGCCGGGGAGCTTTTAAACGAACTTGCCGAGGCAGGCTTTGAAGGAACCGCCGATAAGTCTGAAGGAAAGGAACTTAAAGTTCCTGAGCCGGACATCCTCACCATTGAGATGCCTGCCGACAAGGTAAACACAGAAAACCTGCAGAAGCTCCTCGATGCCAAAGGAGCACTAATCCGCAAGGCACTCGGCATTGACAGCCTTGCCTTTGAAATACAAGAGGACAGAGTTTCCTTCCCATGGTTCATTGATCCAGCTCCTGACTATGCCCTGGCCTACACCCAGTTCATTGCCGCCATCTGCAAAATGAGCACAGAGCAGAAACGAGTCACGGCAAAGGTCAGGGAAGTAAACAACGAGAAGTACGCTTTCAGATGTTTTCTGCTCCGTCTCGGGTTTATCGGCGAGGAGTTCAAACAGAGCCGCAAAATTCTGCTTTCCAACCTTGATGGCAGTTCAGCCTTCAAGACGGTGAAGGAAGAGCCAAAGGAGGTTCACGATGAAGTTTCCGAGTAAAGAAATTGTGGAACGCCTCCGCAGGGAATTTCCTAAGGGTACCGTAGTTGAACTGGTACACATGAATGATGATCATGCACCACCTCCGGGAACTCTCGGAACCGTTATGCATGTCGATGATATTGCAACGATTCATGTGTGCTGGCAGAACGGCTCAAGTCTAGGTTTAGCTTTCGGGGAAGACGTATGTAGAATCGTCAAAAATAGCAAGTAAATCAATGATTTATATACAAAATAAATATCGAAATATAATCGATTATTAAGTTGCTATAGTGTGCCTTCAGAGTGAATATACACACAACAAAACGAACAAACATTAACCAAAAAGAAGGCACAAAAATGAAAGAAAAAACCTTAAAGCAGATTGCAAACCTTAAGAACCAGACCATCGGAGTTGAAGTTGAGATGAACTGCATTACCCGCAAGGATGCCGCAAAAATTGCCGCAGAGTTTTTCGGAACCCACAGGGTTGAAGATACCGCCTACCGCAACGGCTACAGCACGGTCAGCGCCTGGGACGCCCAGGGGCGCGAATGGAAGTTCCAGAAGGACGTAAGCATTGCCGGCGACGACGCCCACAAGTGCGAAATGGTAACCCCGATTTTGAACTACAGCGACATCGAAAGCCTGCAGGAACTTTGCAGAAGACTGCGCAAGGCCGGAGCCAAGAGCGACGCCACCCGCGGATGCGGAGTTCACATCCACATCGGGGCAGACACCCACACACCGCAGACCCTGCGCAACCTTGCCAACATCATGGCAGGCCACGAGAACCTTTTAGCCGAAGCCCTGAAACTTGACCAGCGCCGCATGGCAAGATACTGCAGAACGGTTGATCCAAGATTCTTAAGAGAGCTTAACGCCAAGAAACCAAAGAACATGGACGAACTCAAGGACATCTGGTACACCAGTCAGGGCGAGAACTACGGCAGAGAACAGCATTACAACGGTTCAAGATACAGAATGCTGAACCTCCACGCCACCTTCACCAAGAAGACCATCGAGTTCAGACTTTTTCAGTTCGACGCACCTGCAGACGGAAAGCAGAACGGCATCCACGCCGGACAGCTTAAGAGCTACATTCAGCTTTGCCTTGCCTTGAGCGAGATGGCAAAGGAAGTCAGAACCGCAAGCCCTAAGCCACAGCAGCACGAAAACCCAAAGTTCGCGATGAGAACATGGCTCCTTCGCCTCGGATTCATCGGTGAGGAATTTGCAACAGCCCGCGAGATTTTAACCCGCAACCTTAGCGGAAACGCAGCCTTCCGGTTCGGAAGAGCCTAAACCCCCAGCGAGGACTTAGCCTCCTCCTGCCGGCCCCTTGAGTGGGGTTTCGGCAGTAGAAGGGTAAGCCTTCCGGAATCAAACAAAAACGAAAGGAACAGATTATGACAAAGAGATATTACATCGCCTACGGCAGCAACCTGAACATTGACCAGATGAGCTACCGCTGCCCCGGAGCAAAGGTTGTGGGCACATCGGAAATACCGGATTTTGAGCTTCTGTTTAAGGGGAGCAAAAGCGGAGCCTACCTTACCATTGAGCCAAAGAAAGGAGCAAAGGTTCCTGTTGCGGTATGGGAGGTAACGGCTGATGATGAACTTTCCCTTGATCGCTACGAAGGCTATCCGAATTTCTACTACAAGACGGAAGTGGAAATTCCGGTTATCGGCATTAGTGATCGCAAGGTAAGAAAGCTTAAGGCCTTCATCTACATCATGCATGAGGAACGTGAAATCGGCATTCCTTCCCAACGGTATGTGGATATCTGCCTTGAGGGCTACGATTCCTTCGGATTTGACGAAAGCCACCTTTATGACGCTTTGAACAACAGCCTCGATTATGAAGAGCAGATAGCGATAAACCATTGAAAATAAAGGATTTATTGACTTGATAAGGTGTGCGTTAAGAGCAAATATGAACACCGTAAGGCGGATGGCGGTAACCATAAAACTACCGCACCGCTAGGTTTAACGATTTAATTAGATCAGAAGGATCTCAGAATGAATATTGATAAAAACGAACCGAAAGTATGCCCGCTCTGCGGCAGAACCTACACCGAAGTTCCGGCTCTTTCCCGAAAGGACAACACCATGCTGATCTGTCCCGACTGCGGTACCAGAGAGTCACTTGAGGCCATCGGGATCTCCTCCGAAGAGCAGGAAAAAGTCCTCGAAATCATCCATGAAAAGCTCGGAGAAAAAACTTGTAAATAGTTGAAAATACTGGGTTTATTAACTTGCTATAGTGTACCTTCAGAGCGAATATGAACACAACAAAACGAACACGAAGGTACATTTTTCAAGGAGTCAGACATGAACAATTTCGAGAACTTTTACAACCGCATCAGGGATGCAAAGAACGCCTACGACATAGCAAAGAACGAGGATGAGAAGAACGCCGCCAGATCCGCCTACAAGGCAGTCTGGGATGAACTCAAGGAACTTGGCAACGCTGCCTGCCGCCTTTTTAACGAGTACGAAGTTTCACGGGACAGCGGCAACGATTACCTCGACATAAGCGAAGTGGTCTGGGACAACGAAGCGGCGAAGCTGATTGAAGCCATGAGGCAGAACGGAATCGAAAGGTTCACCTTTTCCTCCGGATGGAGTCACGCAGTGGAAACCGCATGGCTTTTCAAGGAGGCAGGATGCACCCTTGAGGGACTGGTTGAGATCAACAGCCATTTCACCAAGTGGGACAGCGATGAGCACGAGAAAGCCCACGGCTACCTTTTCAGAGTTGAGGGTTAAGAACGAACAGAATTGAACAGCAGGAGGTCGGAGCAGGCCTCCTTTTTAACTCCAAAAAATAGTACAAAAATCATACATTATTGACTTGCTATACCTTTGGTACAGAGCGAATATACAGTCATCGAGAACAACAACGGAGACTTAAAAATGAGCAAGATGACAGAGAGAGCAAGAACCTACAGATTACCGAATCCTTCCACTCCGGAGGATTTGGAATGCCGCTGGAGCAAGACCTTAAGATTCGGTGATAAGGTAATCCTTGCAGGCCACTACTACAACGGAGCCGGCAAGCCATCCTACTACGGCGCGGTTTACGAGTTCCTTTCCGACGACACCTCCTGCGAAGGTGAAATCGGGATCCGCGAGGTAAGCGGCGTAGATTTCATGGACGAAGGCCATGCTCTTGAATGGGCGATGAAGAACGCCAACAATTAGTACGGAGCTTAACGGCTCCTTTTTTATACCTAAAGAGATCGCTTCGGCGGTCTTTTTTTTATGCCTGTAAGGAGGTGAGCAGATGGCAATGCGGAAACTTAAAAAATACATCCCCACAAAGTTCAAGGCAAAGAAGTCCGTGTATGACAAAGATGCCGCCGACTACGCAGTGAACTTTATTCAGGCTCTCTGCCACACCAAGGGAACATGGGCTGGTAAGCCTTTTGAACTTATCGACTGGCAGGAGCAGATTATTCGGGATCTGTTTGGAACCTTAAAGCCGAACGGATATCGGCAGTTCAATACGGCGTACATAGAGATAGCCAAGAAGCAAGGAAAATCAGAGCTGGCTGCCGCCGTTGCTTTACTCCTTACCTGCGGTGACGGAGAGGAACGAGCCGAGGTTTACGGCTGTGCTGCTGACCGTCAGCAGGCAACAATCGTATTTGATGTGGCTGCCGACATGGTGAGGATGTGCCCGGCTCTGAACAAGCGAGTCAAAATTCTCGCCTCGCAGAAACGAATCATCTACACCCCGACCAACAGTTTTTATCAGGTGCTTTCGGCAGAGGCTTATTCCAAGCACGGTTTTAACATCCACGGCGTGGTCTTTGATGAGCTTCATACCCAGCCGGACAGAAAGCTTTTTGATGTTATGACAAAGGGCTCCGGTGATGCCCGAATGCAGCCTCTGTATTTTTTGATCACCACTGCGGGAACCGACACTAATTCAATCTGCTACGAAACCCATCAGAAGGCTAAAGACATCCTTGAGGGCAGGAAGATCGATCCTACTTTCTACCCGGTGATTTACGGGGCTGCCGAGGATGATGACTGGACAGATCCGGAAGTCTGGAAAAAGGCTAATCCATCTCTTGGAATCACCGTCGGCATCGACAAGGTACAGGCTGCCTGCGAATCAGCAAGGCAGAATCCGGGTGAGGAGAACGCCTTCCGCCAATTGAGATTGAACCAATGGGTAAAACAATCAATCCGCTGGATGCCGCTTGAGAAATGGGATGGCTGCTCTTTTGCGGTAAATCCTGATGAGCTTGAAGGCCGTGTATGTTATGGCGGTCTCGACCTGTCCAGCACCACAGACATCACCGCTTTCGTCTTGGTGTTCCCTCCGAATGATGAGGATGACAAATATTACATTATGCCGTTCTTTTGGATTCCGGAAGACACCATGGAGCTTCGAGTGAGACGAGATCACGTACCTTACGACGTATGGCATAAACAGGGATTTCTGGAAACCACTGAAGGCAACGTGGTGCATTACGGATACATTGAAAAGTTCATTGAGAACCTTGGCACCCGCTACAACATCCGTGAAATCGCCTTTGACCGCTGGGGAGCCGTGCAGATGGTGCAAAACCTTGAGGGCATGGGCTTTACCGTAGTTCCTTTCGGTCAGGGTTTTAAAGACATGTCCCCGCCAACCAAAGAGCTTATGAAACTCACTCTTGAGCAGAAGCTCGCTCACGGCGGTCATCCGGTGCTGCGATGGATGATGGACAACATTTACATCAGAACTGACCCGGCAGGCAACATCAAGGCCGACAAGGAAAAATCCACCGAGAAGATTGACGGTGCGATTGCCACCATCATGGGGTTAGACCGTGCCATCCGATGCGGCAATGACAACGGAGCCTCGGTCTACGATGAACGCGGCATTCTGTTTATTTAGGAGAATCTATGAACTTTTTTAAAGGCTGGTTTAAACGAAAACCGACCAACAGTCTGAACGGCTCCGGCTACCGCTTCATGATGGGAGGAAGCACTTCCGGAAAGAAAGTTAACGAGCGTTCAGCTATGCAGATGACCGCAGTGTATGCCTGCGTGAGAATTCTGTCAGAGTCCATTGCCAGTCTGCCGGTTCACCTTTACCAGTATGAATCGGAAGGCAACAAGGCCAAGGCGGTAAAGCATCCGCTGTATCGCATTCTGCATGATGAGCCGAATCCGGAAATGACCTCATTTGTGTTCCGAGAAACGCTGATGACGCACCTGCTCCTCTGGGGCAATGCCTACGCTCAGATTATCCGAAACGGCAAAGGCGAAATCATCGGACTGTATCCCTTAATGCCTAACCGCATGACGGTTGACCGGGACTCAAACGGTCAGATTATTTATCAGTATCAGATGCAGGACTCGGATGCTCATACAGGGAAAAGCGGCTCTGTGACTTTAAGGCCGTCCGAGGTGCTGCATGTACCGGGCTTAGGCTTTGACGGACTTGTCGGCTACTCGCCGATAGCCATGGCAAAAAATGCCATAGGTCTTTCGATTGCCACCGAAGAATACGGAGCAAAGTTTTTTGCCAACGGTGCAACACCGGGAGGCATTCTGGAGTTTCCGGGAACGGTGAAAAATCCTGAATCAATCCGCGAAAGCTGGAATAAAGGCTTTTCCGGCAGTAATGCCCACAAGGTGGCAATACTTGAAGAAGGCATGAAATACACGCCGATTTCCATCTCACCGGAACAGGCGCAGTTCCTTGAGACCCGTAAATTTCAGATTGATGAGATAGCGAGAATCTTCCGAGTGCCGCCTCACATGGTTGGAGACCTTGAGAAATCAAGCTTCAGCAATATCGAACAGCAGTCACTCGAGTTCGTGAAATACACCCTGGAGCCGTGGATTATCCGCTGGGAGCAGTCACTTAACCGGGCACTTCTCACCGAAAAGGAAAAGCCGGACTATTTCGTGAAGTTCAATGTGGACGGACTTCTTCGAGGTGATTACCAGAGCCGTATGAACGGTTATGCCATTGCACGGCAGAACGGCTGGATGTCAGCCAATGATATCAGAAGTTTAGAGCAGCTTGATCTCATTCCGGATGAGCTTGGTGGAAATCTGTATCTCATCAACGGAAACATGACCAAACTGCAGGACGCAGGAATTTTTGCAAACAAGGAGAACAACAATGAAGAAGTTCTGGAAGTGGAAGAATCAGACGGAGGAAAACGCTCCGACCCCGGAAAGAACCCTGTTCCTGAACGGCACCATCGCTGAGCAGAGCTGGTTTGACGATGACGTGACACCGCAGATTTTCAAAGATGAACTGATGAGCTGTTCAGGAGACATCACCGTATGGATTAACTCACCCGGCGGTGACTGTGTGGCTGCCGCTCAGATTTACAACATGCTGATGGAATATCCCGGTAACGTCACCGTGAAGATTGACGGCATTGCCGCCTCTGCCGCCTCGGTGATTGCCATGGCGGGAACCAGGGTGTGTGTCTCACCGGTCTCCATGCTGATGATCCACAATCCGATGACCTTTGCCTTTGGCAATACTGCTGAAATGCAGAAAGCCATCGACATGCTTGGGGAAGTAAAGGAATCAATCATCAATGCATACGAAATCAAAACCGGCATGAGCAGAGCCAAGCTTTCCCGTCTGATGGATGCGGAAACCTGGATGAATGCCAACAAGGCCGTGGAGCTTGGATTTGCCGATGAGATTCTGCAGAGAGAAACGTCTTCCGAAAATGAAATGACGGAGGCTTCCGCTACAGCTTTCTCAAGGGCTAGTGCTACCAATTCACTGATGGAAAAGCTGTCTGCCCGATGCCGCATTGAGGCAAAACCAACTGAAACAAAAACCAATGAACGCTCCGTGGATGATTTGATGGAGCGTCTTAACCTTATCAGAAACTAGGAGAAATTATGACTACTGTAAATGAACTTCGTGAAAAGCGAGCAACCGCATGGAATGCCGCCAAGGCGTTTCTGGAATCCCGTCGTACCGACAAGGGAACTCTTACCGCCGAGGACGATGCCACCTACACCCGCATGGAGCAGGACATCACTGATTTAAGCAGGGAAATCGCCCGACTAGAACGCCGTGATGCTCTTGATGCCGAACTTTCCCGTCCGGTAAACACTCCCATTACCTCAAAGCCATCTGCTGCCGTTGGCTCTTCTGCTGCTGACTCTGCGGTAAAGCGCGGCCGTGCCTCTGATGAGTATAAGAACGGCATGCTCAAGGCTCTCAGAACCAACTTCAAGCAGGTATCAAATGTTCTGCAGGAAGGTGTGGATGCTGACGGCGGTTACCTTGTTCCGGAAGAATACGACGATAGACTCATTGATGTACTTACCGAAGAAAACATCATGCGTAATCTCGGTAATGTAATCACCACCTCCGGCGAGCACAAGATTAACATTGCCGCCACCAGACCTGCCGCCGCATGGATTGAGGAAGGTGGAGCGCTGACTTTCGGTGATGCGACTTTCTCTCAGATTCTGCTTGATGCCCATAAGCTTCATGTAGCCATCAAGGTAACCGAGGAACTCCTCTACGATGCTGCTTTCGATTTGGAAAAATACATCATTACCGAGTTCGGCAAGGCTCTGGCCAATGCGGAAGAGGATGCCTTCCTTAACGGTACCGGCCGCGGTCAGCCTTTAGGTTTATTCGCAGAAACCGGTGGCGGTACTGCGGCTCTGTCTGCCGCCTCAGTTAACGCAGATCACATCATGCAACTTGTGTATGCATTAAAGAGACCGTACCGCAAGTCAGCTTCTTTCATTATGCATGACAAGACTGTGGCTGCAATCAGACAGCTCAAGGACAACAACGGCATGTACCTTTGGCAGCCGGCACTGACTTCCGGAGAGCCGGACAAGCTCTTAGGTTACGACGTGTATACCTCACCGTTCTGCCCTGAAGGCAAGATTGCCTTTGGTGACTACAACTACTACAACATCGGTGACCGCGGTACCCGTTCATTCTCTGAACTTAGAGAGCTCTTTGCAGGCAACGGCATGATTGGCTTTGTGGCCAAGGAACGAGTGGACGGCAAGCTGATCTTGCCGGAAGCGGTGCAAATCCTCACTATCACCGGCGGTAAGACCGTGAAACCCTAAGGCTCCATAACGGAGCTTTTTTTTGTGCCTTCATCATTCTGCTGATGGAGGCTTTTTTGGAGTTTAGCTATGAGCATGACACTAAAGGAAATGAAGAACTATCTGCGTGTTGACGGTACCGAGGATGACACGCTTATCAGGAATCTCATCTATTCGGCTGAACGGCTGTGTCTTGATGTGCTGAGAGCGGATTCGACCAAAGTTCTCTACGACTCGAAGTACGGCAGAGCCGCGGTGATGTATGCCGTCAACTACATGTATGAGCATCGCACCGAGGCTGACTACCGGGCATTGACGCTTTCCCTCCGTGCCATGCTGTTCGGCTCAAGGAAGGAGGCATTCTGATGGAAACCGGAACGATGAATGAACGGATCAGAATTTATGAACCGAAGTCTGACGGCAATCAGACCTCGCTTGATGAGTATGAGCTTTCGGGTTCGGTCTGGGCGAACGTGAGACAGGTTACCACCCGTGACCAGCTGCGAAGCGGCGTTGAGGTACAGAGCGGTCAGATTACCATTCTTATCCGTTACCTTGCAGGTCTTTCCGATGACTGTCTTATCGAGTGGAACGGCAAGTTCTACGGCATCGATAACCTGTCTCCCGACAAACATAAGGGAGAGATTCTGATTGGCTGCAGCTACAGCGGACTTAATGAAAATCAGAGGTTTACCACATGATTCCAATAAGTGAAATGAAAGCAAAGGTTAAGGCTATCGTTGAGGATCTCACCGGGCTGAAAGCCTACTTTGATTTGGTGCCGAACAACATCAAGACCGGAGTTCTGATTACCCGGCAAGCTACTGAGTTTTCCGGCAGAACTGTTGATGGAGATGCACACATTGCCCATCACGACTTTGAGGTGTTTATCTTCTCGTTTCAAAGCGCTGAAACCTGTGACACTCCGACGGATAAGCTGGTTAATGCCGCTGACGGGAAATATTCAAAGGACTTTAGACTCATTATGGTAAACAGCATCACGCCTACGGAGTATGACCCCGAGGTCGGATTCTGGGGCAATGTCATCAGCATGGAGTTTGTTGAACGATGACGATTGAAGTACATACAGACGGTGCTGACATTCTTGCAGAAAAACTCAAAGGACTGCCGCAGAAACTGCAGACCAGAATCAGCCGGGTGATTCTGAAAGAGGCGCTGAAGGAAACCGGAGCAAGAGAAGAACTTACCGGTTACATCGATACCCACTTCAAATCCCATACCGGAATCTACCGCAAGTCTGTATCCGGTATTAAAACCTCAAGAGTACGCTCTGACCATAACCGGATTATTTCATACATACACTTTCTGCCGGTGAGCAAGGTTAAGGGCTGCAAGGAAGGCAAAAAGGCTCATATGCCGCCAAAGACTCTGAACCACTGGCTTAATGCCGGTACCCGTGACCATGCTGTCGGCAAAGGCTCAAGTCTTGAAGGCAATAAAGTCATTCAGCAGCTTATCGCCAACAAATATCAGATTGCCATCAACAGAGCCAGACTCAATCTCGCCTCTGCCAAAACACAGAAACAGCGGGATAAGTACCAGGGCATGATTGAACGCAACACCAATAAGCTGATGGCTGTTAAGGCCAGAGCTACAAAGAAGGCAAGCCAGCACGGCAGAAAGGTTAAGGGCATAACCGCCCGTCATTTTATGGAAGCCATTCAGCGCAGAGTGGACACAAACGCAGTTGCTATCGTGGTTCAGCAGGTTGAAACCTCGGTGGCGGATTTATTGAAATAGGAGAAAAGCCATATGGCACAACATACAGAACTTTATGACTATGAACCGAGAGAGCCGGTACTTCTCGGCGGAACTCATTCCCAGTTTTCTACTGACGGCGGAGTTACCTGGATTCCTCTCAAGGGCGCGCAGGAGCTCGGAGACATCGGTGATATTGCCGAATCCGTGGAATGCACCACCATTGATGATGACCGCAAGAGATATTGCGGCGGTCTCAAGGACTCTTCTGAAAAGGAACTCACCATTTATTTTTACGATGATGACGCAGACCAGAAGGCTCTTATTGCAGCCGCCAAGGCACAGCAGATTGTCCGCATCCGCCATCAGTGGCCGAACGGTACCAGGGCAACCTATGACCTTAAGCTTCTCGGTTATCAGATTATGTCCGGCTCTGCTGACGGCTTTATGCAGCTTAAGTTTTCCGGCAGACAGGCATCTGATGTGGTCTGGTCGAATGCCGATGATGAACAGTCTCAAAGCAATGAAAATGAAGGAGATTAACTATGTCTTATCTTGAACAGATTAAATCGCTGAAATTCAAAATCAGCAAGGTAACCGTTGACGATGTGGACTTTTACCTGCGTGAACTTTCGGGCAAGGCTCGTATCGACTTTGAGAACGAGAAGGACTTACAGCTTCGTGTTCTCAAGATGATGCATGCGTCTCTCTGCGATGCTGACGGGAACCTCACCGAAAAGCCGGAAGACTTCAATGCCTTTATGGAATCCGTGCCGAACAAGGTGCTGAACGCTTTGGTGAATGCCTTCTCGGCTCTCAACATCACCAGCGAGACCAGCTTAAAAAACTAATCCGGGGCAGTTTTACTTTCAGACTGGCGGTGAGAATTGCCCGGGAAATCCACCGCCCAATCTCTGAAGTTCTGGAATATCCCACCACCGAGTTTAACTACTGGGCGGTGGTCTTTCAGGAGGAATACTATGAGGCACATCCGAAGGAAAGATACAGATCCGGAATGACTGAATGCGATTGTGCCGGGGAGATTGAGAAGTTTAAGCGAATGATGAAGAAACATTAACAGTCATTACCATGCAATGTGATTCTAGGATCGCAAATTAGATAACATTTGAATAATTTGCTGTTTCTATACTCAATAATTTTGATGTTTCTTTATTTTTTACATGCCAAACGAGATTACAATTCCATTTCATTTAATTGAATAAGGAAACAAAAATGGCAAGCGAAAAAAAATATGTTGTGGTCCAGGAAGTTCTTACAAGCAAAGCCTTTGCTGTTGGCAGTGACAGTGGAAGTTTGAAAAGAACTGAGTCAATCATGAATGAAAAAGCCGCTGAGGGATACAAGCTGCATTCTTTCAGTACGGCGGCAATTTCGGGAGATAAGGAAAGAAGAATTCTAGCAACCATGGTGTTTGAAAAGATTGAATAATTCAAGTGTAAAACTATAGAAATAATAATCTACAACCAAACACATTTCCTATGAAGGATCTCGATAACTCGAGGTCCTTTTTTCGTTTTTACGGAGATCAAAATGAACGACAGCACCATTAGGCTTTCTGCCGACACGTCTGCTCTGACGGATTCACTCTCCAAAATTGCCGAAGAGATGACAGCCATGAAAGATGCTGTTTCCACCTCGGCTGCCGCCATGGGAGCAAACCTTGATGCATCGGCAAAACAGGCAGAGACTACCAATGCCGCCATTCACGGACTTGATGACAGCATTAAGTCCGTAACCGACTCCATCAACGAGCAGACCAAAACCGTTACCGACCTCGGAACTCAGCAAAGTAAGGTTACAAAGGAAATCAGCAAGGCTCTCAGCACTCAGAATTCCCAGCAGAAGGATGCCAATACCACTCTTGCCGAGCAGAAGAAAATCATGCAGGAGCAGGAAGCTGAGATCAAAAAGGTCACCAAAGCCGTAGATACTCAGACCGGAGTTCTGCAGAAAAATGCCGGCGGCTGGAAAATGCTGATGACAGGCTTTGCCATCAAATTTGCCTCTGAAACTGTAGACATGTTTAAGAGCATCATTTCCACCGGACTTGAAGCCTCCCGTGTTTACGAGGACATGTCAGCAAGACTTACACCGCTGGTTGGTGATTTGGAAACTGCTCAGAAAACCTTCTGGAGTTTGAACGGTCTTGAGGATGAGACAGCTACCGCCACGGATAAACTCGCCAAAGCCTTTGTAGACTTAGGCAACAACGGACTTACCAACTCAAACGAGCAGCTTAAGACCTATGCCACCATCGCCCATGGAACCGGCAGAGACATCAACACCTTAACTGATGCGGTTATTGCCTTCTCTCAAGGCTCAACCAAAGCACTCCGGCAGTTCGGCATTACGGCAAAGGACAACGGTGACACCATTTCCTTAACCTACAAAGGTTCAACCACCGAGATTGAAAAGAACAGCAAGGCCCTGGATTCCTATCTCGCTGATTTGGCAAAGAACAACTTTGACGGAGTGCTGGAAACCAAACTCAACACTGTATCTGCCGCCACCGGAAGACTGGATAATGCCTGGGGTACTTTCTGCACCAGACTCATGCAGTCAAACGGCGGATTCGGTGAACTCATCATTATGGGTAATGACTTTCTGGCCAACACCCTGAACGGCATTTCCGAGTGGTTGGACGACCCTGCGGTGATTGAGTGGTTCCACAATCTTGCCAAAACCGTCAGAGAAACCTTTGAGGGAATACGCACCGCATGGGATAGCGTGAAGGACTTTTTCAGCGATACCCTTGAGCTTATCGGGGTCGAGATGAAGGACGGCACCGGCTCATGGAAGCTCTTCTTTTCAAACTTTTTTCAGTTTGCTCAGATTGGCCTGCTGCAGCTTAGTCAGAAAGTCGGAGAGCTGTGGGATAACACCATCGGTTATCTCAACGCCATAGGTGAAGGTATCGGAACTTCTCTTTCCGGAGGAACCTTCTCGGAAGGCTTTGATTTTGCCCGGGAACGAACCAAAAGAGAGGCAGAGGAAACTGCAAAAATCTACAAAGCTACCATTGCCGGAATCGAAAAGGACATCACCGAATCTCAGAACCGTATTGCTGCCGAGCGTCAGCGCATCGCTGAAAAGTACCAGAACAAGCCTGTAGGTGAAGGTACTCAGTCTGATGAAGGCTTAAAGATTGGAGCAAATAAGGATTCTGGCAAAGGTAAAAGCTCCGGCGGAGCTCTATCGAAATCTGCCGAGGCCCGTGATACCTGGACGCCTTATTACGAGCAGATCCTTGAGCTCGACATGAAGTCTAAGAGCGACCTTGAAAGGCTTGAGCATGAACACATCAAAAAGCTTCAGGAGCTTAATGCTGTTATTGCCGAGAATGCTCAAATCTCTGAAATCGAGAAGAATAATGCACTTCTCATCATCGAGCAGGACTATCAGACCCAAAGGGCAGAAATCGAGAAAGAAGCCCAGGACTTTCTGCGTTCACTTAATCCCGAAGATGAGGAAATTCTGCGTCTTCAGGAAGGTTACGGCAGAAAGCTGGAGCTCCTGGAGCAGTTCCACAACGACCAGCTTATTTCCGAGGAGGCATATCTGCAGAGCCGTACTCAGCTTATGGATAAATACACCTCCGACAGCACCACGGCAAAGCAGCGTAAACAGGCTGATGAACTTAAGAAAATGACCGAGCCCTACGAGAAAATGGCTGATGCCACTCTAGATATCTCCGATGCCTTTGCAAGTCTTACCGACAGCATGGATGAATCCTCCGGCGCCTATCGGGCTCTGTTTGCTGTTCAGAAAAGTTTCGCGGTAGCCAGTGCCACCATGGACGCGGTGAAAGCATGGATTGCAGCTTTGAATGATCCGTCTGCAGTTACCTGGCCTCAGAAACTCGCCAACTATGCCTCCGCCATGGCAACCACCACATCAGCTATTTCCCAGCTTACCTCTGTATCTATGCACGATAAAGGCGGACAGCTCAAAGCCGGTGAATGGGGTATTGTGGGTGAATACGGACCAGAGCTGGTGCAGGGACCGATGTCTATCACCTCACGAAAGGAAACTGCGGAGCTTGCCCGTTCTGCTGTTAATGGCTCCTCTGGTTATGGCTCAGGCTCACCTGTTGTGGTCAACCTTTACGAGAGCACCGATAAAGCAGGAACCGTGGAGACCCGTGATGATGACGAAACTCGAATCGTAGACATCTTTGTTTCAGATATCCGTCATGGCGGCTCCATGAGCATGGCAATTCAGAATACCTTCAACCTCAACCGTATGGGGAGTTAATCCATGAACTATTATCCTTCCTCTCTGCCGCCTCCACAGCAGAGAGGCTACAGCTACAAAATAAAACCAAACATCATCAGAACCCAGATGGCGGATGGTCATGTAAGACAGAGACTGGTTAATACCGGAACACCGCATGAACTCTCAGTTACCTTCATTTTTAATCAGAGTCAATATCAGGAGTTCATGGCGTGGTACCGCAATGACATCAGCTACGGTCAGGACTGGTTCTATATGCAGCTCCTTAACGAGTACGGCGGTACAGAATCTCTCTGCCGCATACAGAAGGGTGAACTTTCCACCTCGCTTAACTGCGTTAACAGCGATGGTCCGTTATGGTCGGTACAGTGCCGTCTTGATGTTGAACCCGGTATCGGCGGTGATGAAGTATGGATTGACCCTGAAGGCTGGGATGAGCTTTATGCCTATATCTGGGTGGCTTATTACACCAATTACGAGTGGCCGGGGATCAAGCTCAAAAAGAATAAACTCGGCTATTACGTTTTTAAGCTGAATCTTCTCAAAGGCTATCCGTATGACGGGTATGTGGAATTTAACGACAACAACGGCAATACCACCTGGAGCTTTTATTCCTATGAAATCGATGACTGGGCTGGCCGCATTATCAAGGTTAAGCCTGATTCTAGTGAGGTGGAATACCTCTCTTGGTTCAGTTAAGGAGGCTTTATGCTTTATTCACTTGAAGAAATATACGCGAGTGGCGGCAGGCTCCCCATCGTAACTCTCACCATAGAGAATGAAACCATAGGCACCTTGCGTTATGTACTTGGCTATGAAGATTTGACGCTTTGGGGAGAAGAATACAAGAAGTCAGCCTTTACGGTCTCAATGCCGGAACGCTCCGACAGCGGTTTTTCAGATCTGTCCTTCGGCATTGACGGAGTAAGTGGTGAAGCCTACGAATACATGAAACGGGTTATTGAAGCGCAGACACCGACCTACATCACCGTTAACCAGTGGCATTATGAGATCCGTAGTAAGCTCTCGGAACTCACCTTAACCATCACCGGCGGACGCATCACCCGGGAATCGGCAACCTTCACAGCTTCCTTCTGCGACATGCTGAATCTTGAGTTTCCGCGCCTTCGCTATACCGCATCAAATGCACCGGGGCTTAAATATGTGGCTTAACCATTATCTTCTCATCAGACACACACCAAACGGCAGAAAATACCCTTTCCTTGACTGCTGGGGACTGGTCATCGAGTTCTACCGCCGGGAGCTTGGCATTGAGCTTGATGACTATACGGATTTCAGCATTAAGGACGGTTACGAGAAGGAAAAGCGGCGGGGCGGTTTTATGGAAGTATCCGGGAGCGAGGCAGAAAAGGGCGATGTGATCGCCTTTTTTCGTCACGGGCAGATCTTCCATGTGGCGGTGTATCTCGGTAAAGGTGAAATGCTGCATACCGGACTTAACCGTCATGCCAGAGTTGAAAAGATCAAATCAATGCAGTTTGTGGAGAGCAGATTCTACCGTTACGCTCATCATCCGTAGGTTAGAACTGGTTTTTACAGAAGCGTGAAGGTCATGATCCTCATTTACTAAAAGTCTCTATAGGGAAAATAAAAATTACTCTATAGGGGGGTTTAGCAATTAACCGTCATGACCTCCACAGGTAGATTTTTAACAGATGTGTAGGTCGTGATCCTCATTTACTAAAAGTTTCTATAGGAAAAATAAAAATTACTCTATAGGGGGTTTTAGGAATTAACCATCATGACCTCCATACCCATATTTTTGATGGACGGAGAAATACATGAAACTTGAAGTTGTAACCCGAGAGGACCTAAACCGGGTGCTTGAGCAGTTTGAACTGCCGGAATACAGCGGCAGTCTTACCGCCTTGCTTAAGAGTCAGATTGCCTCATACGATCCTACCCTTATGCCATATCTCTCGCTTTATGTTAACGGCAGAAAAGTGGAGCAAGGGAAGTGGCAGGAGATTTTTGTCAGTTCTGATGATCATCTTAAGTTTGTCATTGAACCCGGTGTAACCGGTACTGCCATTGCAGCCATCATTTCTGTGGTAATTGGTGTGGCAAGTGCCGTCTATGCCATGGTGAGCATGCATAAGCTTGGCAAGAATAAACAGAAAAACACCAAACAGGGAAACTCCATCTATGACGTGAATGTCCAGGGCAACAAGGTAAAGCTCATGGAAATCATCCCGGAGAACTTTGGCTTCTTCAAGAGATTCCCGGACTACCTGGCTGATCGCCATGTGTTTTACCGCAACAATACTCTCTTCTGCGACATGATTTTATGTCAGGGTATTGGGCATTACGACTACAAGGCAGATCACTCAGACATCTACATCGGGGAGACTCCGATAAATGAACTAAAAGGCTGCTCTGCCTACGTCATTGAACCGGGAGTAAAGATTACCGCTGAAAACTCACCGGAGGACAAATCCTGGTACTGCTGGTATTCATCAACCGAGGTTACCCAGAGCGGTCATACATTAAAAAGCGGTCAGGGTAAAATCGATACCTCCTCCATGAACGGTGTGAATCTTGATTTTAAGAACAATACCTTCAGCGGCTGCAACTACAGGATTTACAACATCGGCTATGGCGGCTGTTCAGGTGGCGGTACTGAGACGGTACGCATTAAGCAGAACCTTGATTTGAAATGGGCAAACGGCACTATCTTCGAATTAAGCGGTGCCGGAAATACACGTCTTGTCGGTACTGAAATTGTGTCTGCAGAAACTGATGCTGCCCTTGGTATTACCACGCTCACCTTGAAATGCGCTGATGGGTTTAAGCCTGATGAGTTTTTTCGGGCAAGAGCCACAGAAATTCAGACCAGCGTTGATGAGGAAACCGGTGAAGAAACAGAGACGGAAGTTATTACCCGTAACGGTGATTATCTGAAGGTTACGCTTTCTGCCGTAACCTCCATTTCCTACGATACCATTCCGTCAGGCTGCAGTGGCGGTAAAACCGTAACCGAGGATGAGGCAAATACCACCGAAGCTCTATGTGAAATACTCGAAGTGATAAGGTCCGGAGAGCATGTTACGCTAAAGTTCGACAGTTCAGATTTGACCGTTCCGGAATACCCTGAGGAGGTTACTCCGTCTCAGCCGTACACGAAAATAACCGCAACAGCAAATCACCTGGCAGGCTCTGTGTTTCAGCCGATGCCTGCGGATTATCCGTATGAGGATAACGGCCTTTATGAAATTCTTAACTACACCAACGGCATCTACACGGTTAAGCGACTTAACGACAGCTACGGAGAGATTTCAGACTGGCATGGCTTTTATTCCACCGGAGTCAATCAGGAGCATGTGCTTTTTACTCTGGTAAGCGGTCAGTCAAGTGACGGCGGTTACGCAGGTCCTTACCGTGCATGTCCTTATGGTGCAGAATCAAAAATCTTTGAGCTTGATTTCTCCATGCCGGGAGGTCTTGGCAAGCTTAACGATGACGGTGAGTTCGATAAACTTTCCATCAGTATTCAGATTGAGTACCGCAGAGCAGGTTCCAATGAGCCGTATACCGTAATTGAGAAAACATGGATCAACAACACCAATGACCAGCTTGCCGAAACCATCAGAATCGAGTTGGAAAGCGCCGGAAATTATGAGTTCAGGGTTCTTAGAACCTCGCAGGAGGACGGCTCTACCCGTGCTCTTGAGGAGATTAAATGGGTAGGACTTAAAAGCGTCATCAGTACCATTGACCGTTATGACAACATGACGGTACTCATCTGCAGGTTTAAGGGTAACGAAACCTTATCCGAGCTTTCCGAAAACCAGCTTGCAACTTACTGGACAAGAAAACTTCATGCTCTCGGGTATTCAGATAATCAACCACTGGTTGCAACAAGGGATATCGCACCGGTGGTTCAGTACATCGTGCGGAACTCCAAATACCGCAACATTCTGGATGTCGATACGCTCATGGACTTTGATGAGCTCTGGCGCTCTCAGGGACTTGAATGTAACGGTTCTATCGACAGTGACAGCACTCTTTTGGAATCGCTCAGAGATGTGCTCAACTGTGGCTTTGCGGTTCCGGTGGTTCGGGATAACACCTTGTCGGTTAAGAGGCTTTATGCCGGTGCAACTCCAACACAGATTTTTACCAAAAGCAATATGACCTCAAGTCCGGTAATTACCTATTCGCTGCCGAAGGAGGATGATGTAGATGAGGTGGTGGTAAATTTTACTTCGCCTAAAACCTACAAGACTGAAACGGTGTACTGCCATGTTGATGCTGACGGGAATAAGCGCATTACCTCCTATCCTGAATCCGATAATCAGGAGCAGCTTGAAGCCTGGGGAGTAACAGACTATGAACATGCAGTAGCTCTTGGCATGAGAAGACTAAGGTATCTCAGAAACACACGGGTTACCTATGAAATCAAAACCGAACTTAACGGTCTCAACTGTCAGTTCAACGACCTTGTTGGACTTATGCTTGATGAGAACTTATCCAACATCACCGGCAGAATAACCGGACTAAACGGTCAGACCGTTACCACGGATATTGAATTACCGGAAGATATCTGGGAAGGCATCGTGTATATCTCAAGAAAGGATGGCTCCTACGGTGAATATACCTTTTACCGTAATGACAGCCATACACTTTATCTTGATACCTACCCGGATATCGATTGGGACAGCGAATTTGGCAAGTCTCTCGAATATCCGCTTTTTGCCATCGGTGAACTGCAGCTCTGCTGGGTTACTGCCGTTAAGCCGGAAAGCGGCAACCGCTGTTCACTTAAGCTCATCAATTACTCAGAGGACATTTTCAAAGACGACATAAAGGAGAATAACCAATGAAGGCATTTGTAGTTCTTGATGAGGGATACATCAATCAGGCGGTGGTATCCCTCAGTTCTTTTTTCAGATATAACCGCGTCGAGCTCGTTATTTATGCAGAGAAAGGTACTGACCTTACAAGGCTGACGGCTATTCTGCCGAAAGAGCTGATGGAAGTACGCTATGTGTCTTTTCCGCAGCATGAGCTTTTTGCCACCGTGGGCGGTAACCGTCTCATGGTTCATCGCAGTGCCGTACCTGCTATTGCTCAAAGAATCAAAGCTCTTGAGGAAGTTTCTGCTGAAACCGACTGTGTCCTGAACTTCGATTTGGACACTCTGTTTCTCGGCTCAGCGGTTCCTCTCCTTGAGGAAATTACATCAAAGTACAAGACCGGCATCTTCGGAGTCAGTGAACGTGAAAACCGCGACAGATGGATGAAACAGATGAATCTCAAAGAGGTAGTTAACACTCCGCTGTATTTCAACACCGGACTTATGTGCTACAAGGCTGACTGCAAAGGATTGTATCAGAAGTTCATTAAAACGATTGAGGAAAAAGGAAACTTTATGTACTGCCCGGAGCAGGACTTCGTGAATCTGCACTTCAAGAAGAAATACCCGCTTGCCAATGAGTTCAATGCCATCTGGTTCAATCCCGGCTACAAGGAAATGGCTCCTCTGATGGTGCATTATCTTTCCTTCGAGAAACCATGGAATAAGTTCATCTATCTTGATTTCCGGGCATATGCCTGGTGGAAGAAGTACCTCTCTGCCTGCGAACGGGTGGAAGGATATCTCGACAGAGAGTTCATCAGTCGGGTGCGAAGTAACGTAAACAGAGTTAAATGACGGGCGGCTTAAAGGTCGCCTTTTTTATTGGGAGAAACAAAATGAGAGAGCTTTGGAATATGCTCCAGGCGGTATTTACGGGAATCGGCGGATGGCTGGGTTACTTTCTTGGAGGCTGTGACGGACTGCTGTATGCCTTGATTGCCTTTACGGTAATCGACTACATCAGCGGCGTTATGTGCGGGATAGTCGATAACAATCTGTCCAGCTCCATCGGTTTTAAAGGGATCTGCAGAAAGGTGATCGTGTTCATGCTTGTTGGGGTGGCCACCATTCTGGATACAAGAATATTTCAGACCGGAAGTGTTCTGCGGACTGCGGTAATTTTCTTTTACCTCTCAAACGAGGGCGTCAGTCTTCTTGAGAACGCTGCACATCTCGGTCTACCGATACCAACTGTGGTCAAAAAGGCTTTAAACCAGTTACACGATAAATCAGAAAATAAGGAGAACGAAAATGGCAAATAGCCCGCTTGTAACTTACACCAGATTGAGTCCTAACCATTCCGGTAAAAGGACTCACACCATTGACCGCATTACACCTCACGCTGTTGTCGGTCAGCTCAGTGTAGAGCACATCTGTGACTGCTTTAAGGATAAGAGCAGGCAGGCAAGCTGCAACTACTGCATCGGGGCTGATGGCAGGATCGGCCTTTGCGTTGATGAGCAGAACCGTTCCTGGTGCTCATCATCAAGAGACAATGACCATCGAGCCGTCACCATTGAATGTGCATCAGATCTGACTGAGCCTTATGCCATGAAACCGGAGGTGTATTCTGCACTTGTGGAGCTTTGCATAGACATCTGCAGAAGGAACGGCAAGAAGCGGCTGGTGTGGATTGCTGATAAGGATAAAGCATTGAGCTATGAGGTAAAACCGAATGAAATGCTACTGACCGTTCACCGCTGGTTTGCAAGAAAATCCTGTCCGGGAAACTGGCTAATGGAACGATTAGGCAGTTTGGCGGACGAGGTTAATCATAAAATCTCCTTATCTGACTGACAGGGAGATTGGGAACCAACTATTCGGCACCGCGTGGTTTCGGGTATCGATAGGATGCAGCACCTTTAAACATCTCACTCATATATGTAACCCAGGAGGTTTTCCAGCTACCGATAGGCTGGTTGAAGGATTTTGCATCTTCGAACATGTAGCCCATATTCGTAACCCTGGAGGTATCCCAGTTGCCGATAGGCTGATTGAAGGATTTTGCATCTGCGAACATGTAGCTCATATCAGTAACCATGGAAGTATCCCAGTTGCCGATAGGCTGATTGAAGGATTTTGCATCTGCGAACATGTAGCTCATATCAGTAACCATGGAAGTATCCCAGTTGCCGATAGGCTGATTGAAGGATTCTGCACCTTTAAACATCTCACTCATATTTGTAACCCTGGAGGTATCCCAGTTGCCGATGGGCTGATTGAAGGATTCTGCCTCAAAGAACATATAACTCATTTTCGTTACCTTCGAAGTATTCCAGTTACCGATTGGCTGGTTGAAGGATTTTGCCACAGAGAACATACTACTCATATCCGTTACCTTGGAAGTATCCCAGTTACCGATCGGCTGGTTGAAGGATTTTGCATCTTCGAACATGTAGCCCATATTTGTAACCCTGGAGGTATCCCAGTTGCCGATAGGCTGATTGAAGGATTCTGCAAAAGAGAACATGCTACCCATATCCGTAACCTTGGAAGTATCCCAGTTGCCGATAGGCTGATTGAAGGATTCTGCAAAAGAGAACATGCTACCCATATCCGTAACCTTGGAAGTATCCCAGTTGCCGATAGGCTGATTGAAGGATTTTGCATCTGCGAACATGTAGCTCATATCAGTAACCATGGAAGTATCCCAGTTGCCGATAGGCTGATTGAAGGATTCTGCATAAGAGAACATGCTACCCATATCCGTAACCTTGGAAGTATCCCAGTGTCCAATTGGTTGATTGAAGGATTTTGCATCATTGAACATTCTCTTCATATTCGTTACATTCGAAGTATTCTGCAAATTCACGAATTCCAATTTTTCCATTTTATAAAAAGCACAGGCCAACGAATGTACTTTGGACGTCAGTTTAACTTCAAAATTAATGGTTGTAAGAGAATTCTGTTGGTTAGCCATCCAGAAAGGATTGTTTCTTAGTCTGTATTTTTTCCAATCTTCCCATTCTTCATTGTCATTTTTACATCTTGTAAACTCATAGTTTATTGTTAGGGAGGAAATATCATTATTGTATGCAATCTTAGATATTAACTCGTCTGTAATATCTGCCGGTGAATTAAGCACAGGGTTACGATCTTTGTAGTCCTTATACAATGCGTATCCACAACATCCTGCCAATCCGACTAACACAATAGCTCCGATAACAAAAGCTAAAGTTTTATTTGAATTAGACTTTTTGACTTTTATTATTTGGGCGCCGCAATGTTTACAGAAGCTGGAATCTTCGGTAATTTCCTGTCCACATTTATTGCAATACATCATTATTTCCTATTTTTGTAACTAATCATGATAATTATTATACCACATTGATTTTTACTCTTACGGGCTGTGAGAGAGAGTTTGGGAGTCGTTTCGAACTTTCTTATTAATTTCTTTTTGAAGTTTTGTAAAACCAAGCCATTTATGGGCGCAGGAAGGAAGAAGGAACTTTCTTAAAGATTTTTTGTAAAAAGCACCTCCTTCTGGGCATTAGTGGGTAAGAGCAAATGTTTTTATTCACAGGAGATATGAAATGCAGGTAACCGAAGTTACATCCGCCACTACCCAGCCAACCGCACTCAGCCAAATCACCCATGAGCAGCTGCAGCATGAATTTAATTTTCTGCGGGCTGAACATCTCACGAAAACCATGCTCAACCGAGGTCTTATAACACCTGATGAGTACCGTCTGATCATGATAGAGAACATGGTCACTTTCCCGACATTTATATCGTCAATCCTTTGATTATTGAGTTGATAGCGTTCCAACACAGAGCAAATATGTTACCGATAAAACGGATTGCGAGAAGCAAACACTGATCACTTTAAGGAGCAATTATGCACATAAAACAAATCAGCAGTTATTCGGAACTGCACTTCGAGCGTAACCACGCTAGTGATGATCTTCTTCAGGAGTTCAACTTTTTGAGAGCAGATCTTTTTACCCGGAAACTTCTCAGCCAGGGACTCATCAGCCGTGATGAGTTTCAGTTAATCATGCAGGAAAACAGACGGACTTTTCCGACCTTCCTGTCATCAATACTTTAAGGTGACTGCACATGAAGAAGGTTATCACTATCGAGCCAGCCAATGCGCATCAGCCAGAGAAGAGACTCCGGGTTGCAGCATACTGCCGAGTGTCATCAAGCATGGCTGATCAGCTTGTCAGCCTTGATGCTCAAAAGGCTCATTATGAAGAATACATCACGTCCAATCCTGAATGGGAGTTTGCCGGACTGTATTACGATGAGGGAATTTCGGGAACCAAGAAGGAAAAGCGTCCGGCACTTCTGCAGATGATGACGGACTGCGAAAATGGGAAGATTGACTTCATTGTCACCAAGTCTCTGAGCCGATTTGCCCGTAACACCACAGACTGTCTTGAACTGGTACGCAGACTTCAGAAACTTCACATCCCGGTTTACTTTGAAAAGGAGAATCTCAATACCGGTTCGATGGAAACAGAACTGTTTCTTTCAGTAATGAGCAGTCTGGCAGAGAGCGAGTCAGTTTCTATTTCCGAGAACAGCAAGTGGGGAGTACGGCACCGCTTTGAGAACGGCTCCTTCAAATTCAGCTATGCGCCATACGGCTACACTCTTGCTGACGGGGAACTTGTCATTAAAGAGGATGAGGCGGAATGGGTGCGGTTTATTTTCAATGAGGCGCTGACGGGGAAGAGCGCACGTCAGATTGCAACCACGCTGAATGAGAAGAAGGTTCCAGCCAAGAGAAAAGGCACATGGACTGCTGCCTCTGTGCTCTGGATCCTGCGAAATGAGAGGTACAAGGGAGACTGCCTTTATCAGAAAACCTATACGGACTTCCGTCTCAGAAGGCATCTGAATCATGGGGAAGTAGACCAGTTCTATGAGGAAAACCACCATGACGCCATTGTCAGCAGGGAGGTTTTCGAGGCTGTCGGCAATGTTATCAGTCATGAACAGCAGGAGAAGAACAGGTCTGAAGGTAATTCAAAATACCAGAACCGCTATGCCTTTAGTGGAAAGCTGATCTGCGGCGAATGCGGAGCGTTCTTCAAACGCAGGATCAACATTACCGGAAGGCTCAAATATCCGGCATGGGTATGCTCAGTCCACCATAAGGACGGGAGCCGGTGCTCAATGAAGTATGTTCGAGAGTCTGCGCTTGAGACTGCCTTTACCACCATGATGAATAAGCTGATTTTCGGCAGAAAGGAGGTGCTGCAGACACTTCTTGATAACCTCACTACCCAATCTCACAAGTCACGACTCAGCAGAATTGACGTGGTGGAAAGAACCCTGAATGAAATGCAGGAACGCAGACGTAACCTTACTTCCATTATGACAAAGGGCTATCTTGATCCCGCCACCTTTACCCGGGAGAGTAATGAAATCATGGCTGAGACTGAGAAACTCACAGCAGAACGGGATCAGCTGAAATCTGAAATCAACGGTGAGCTGACTAAGACCGAGTCCTTGAGAGACCTCATCAGATTCACGGGCAAGAGCGAAATGCTCTCCGACTTTGATGCCGGGCTTTTTGAAAGGTTTGTAGATCATGCGGTTGTGAGTTCCAGAACGGAACTGGAACTTCATCTGAAATGCGGAATGAAGGTTAAGGAGACAATTGAATGAGACTGAATAATACTTTTTTCGGATACAAGATTGTGGACGGTAGGGCGGTAATTCATGAGAAGGATGCCGGTAAAGTCAGATTGCTTTACAAAGGATATCTTTCCGGGCTGAGTTACATCGATGCGGCAAAGGCTGTGGGGTTAGACCTGCATGCCTCATCGGTAAAAATGCTTATGAGAAATGCTCGCTACACCGGAGATGATTATTACCCTGAGATCATTGATCGCACCACCTTTGATGCGGCTGAAAGGGAACGATTACGCAGATGCTCGGTTCTCGGGAAGAAGGAAGGGCAGAGCAAAGAAAAAGCCCCCGGAACTGCACCGCAGCACTTCTCCTTCAGACAGGGCTTAAAGCAGTTCAGAGATCCGTTCAGACAGGCTGAATACATTTACAGTTTAATTGAGAGGAAGGTTTAAACATGGGAACAATTACAATGATCCCTGCCAAGAGACGAATCGGCAGCAGGGTTGTTCAGGACGAAGTACCAAAGACCAGAGTGGCAGCCTACTGCCGTGTGTCTACTGATACTGATGAACAGGCAACAAGCTATGAGGCGCAGGTGGAACACTACACCGAGTACATCAAGAAGAACCCGGCATGGGAATGCGCCGGAATTTATGCGGATGACGGCATTTCCGGAACCAACACCAAAAAGCGGGAGGAGTTTAACCGGCTTATAGATGATTGCATGAAGGGCAAGGTTGATATGGTGATAACCAAGTCAATCAGCCGTTTTGCCCGTAATACACTTGACTGCCTTAACTACATCAGAAAGCTCAAGGATAAGAACATCGCCGTTTATTTTGAGAAGGAGGGAATTAACACGCTCGATGCCAAAGGCGAGGTTATGCTCACCATCATGGCATCACTTGCTCAGCAGGAAAGTGAAAGTCTTTCGCAGAACGTCCGCCTTGGTTTGCAGTACCGTTACCAGCAGGGCAAGGTGCTGGTTAACCATACCAGGTTCCTTGGTTATGACAAGGATGAGGACGGTAACCTCATCATCAATAAGGAAGAAGCCGAGGTGGTGAAACGCATCTTCCGTGAATATCTGGAAGGGCAGAGCTTTTACGGTATCGGCAAGGGACTCGAGGCTGACGGCATCAAGACTGCAGCGGGAAGTTCCCGCTGGCTGAATTCCTCCATTAAACTTATCCTGACAAATGAGAAGTACATGGGTGATGCACTTCTTCAGAAAACGATCACCACAGACTTTCTGACTAAAAAGCGGGTGGCTAATCGCGGTATCGTTCCGCAATACTATGTGGAAAATAACCATGAAGCCATCATTCCGAAGGAACTTTTTATGCGGGTTCAGGAGGAAATGCAGAAAAGGTCAAGGCTTAAAACCACAACGGGAAAACGCAGACAGTACAGCGGTAAGTTTGCTCTTTCAAATCTTGTTGCCTGCTGCCATTGCGGAGGTTTTTACCAGAGAACTCACTGGAATATTCACGGCAGAAAAAGCATAGTGTGGCGTTGCCTCTCACGGCTCAAGCAGAAATACTCGGAGGTTGAATGCCACTCCCGAACCGTAAAGGAATCTGAACTTCAGTCCGTCGCAGTTAAGGCAATCAATGAGGTCTTTGCCAAGCAGGACAGTTATCTGTCTCAGCTTAAAGCCAACATTGAGAAAGCCCTCAGTTCCACCAATGCGGATGCGGTAGCCGAGATTGATTTCAGGATTGCTGCATTGCAGAAGGATCTTCTCAAGAGAATAAAACAGCGACAGGACTGCGATAAGCTCGGTCAGGAGATCACCGAACTTCATGAAAGAAAATATCAGCTGCAGCTCGATGATGCCAAAAAGGACGGAGTTCGACAGAAGATTTCAGACCTTAAAGCCTTTCTGGATGAGCAGGAAACCCAGATTGTCGAATACGATGAGGCACTAGTCAGAAGGCTGATAGAGCGCATCACCGTCCATGACGATCATTTCACCGTGGAATTCAAATCTGGGGTGGAGGTAGAGGTTAAGGGGTGAGTTTATGGTTGCCGGACTTAGTTCCGGCTTTTTTGTGCCTCTAATACTTCCTTACATTCTTGATTTGCTTTCAAATTAATTGCAATATGAAAAGACGAACTTTGAAAACAAAACGATAATATGTTTCCTGTGCATAGGTTAATATGTTCTTTTTTGCCTTTTTGTATAAACGCATTACAAAGCTAGACACCGCTATGCACTGGTCGTTGCACGTCGAGACGGTAGTTTTACTATCAAGGGGGAAATAGGAACCCTCTGAAAGGCGTTGGTACCAAAGGCTTTGCGAGGTGTGGTTGAATTTTAGGCATGATAATAAAACCGGATTTATGCTGTATGTATGAACATATCAATGGCAGGAGATACAGCATAGTTGAGAATACGCTTTTACTTTTTGGGGGTAGGTTGTAGATAGTGTTTTGCTGTCATGGTTGCCGAATGTGATCCGTGTTCCTTTCGACTTCCTTTGCTTTTGATAGGATTCTGACATCTTCTTTTGTTAGGAACTGTCAATGCGACTCGTCAGATCTTTTCTTGCCATATTGCTTGTTTTCCTTTTTGCCGTTCCTGTCTCTAATGCCGGTATACTCGGCTCCGAGGTAAAGGGCGACATCAAGGTAGGGAATGTAGTTACTTTCGGCAGATACTACAATCATAACGATAGAGACTTGTAACCTCTGCGATGGCGAGTTCTATCGGTTGGCAGTACCAAGGCGTTGCTGATAACGGAAAATTGCATTGATGCCATGTACTACCACCATGAAAACATAGAGATTGATTGGGAGCACAGTGATATTCGCGCGTGGCTTAACCATGATTTTATCGATTTGGCATTCACTATGTCTGAACAGAAGCAACTGCTAGTAACCAACAATATCAACAACGCGGGAGCTAGAACACGCGATACGATTTTTCTTTTGAGTGTTGATGAGGCGGGGAAATACTTCCATAGTGCTTCTGACCGCAAGTGTGAGGTGACTCCATATGCCAAGGGCAAAGGTGCATACGTATATCCTGAGAACACAATGTATGGCTGGTGGTGGTTGCGGTCGCGTGGCTACAATGACCGCATTGCCGCCCTCGTCTCCTACGGTGGCAACTTCTTCGTCGACGGCCTCTACGTCAACGTTACCAACGCCTCCGTCCGCCCCGCTTTATGGCTTAATCTTTAATCGTAAACAATCATAAATCAGCAGGGAAAGCATGAAAACAGTAATCAATAACACCAATCAGAACTCTACCAGACTGAATAAAACCCTGATCGAGCAGCAGTCTGAGAACCTGGAGGGAGAAAAGATCCTCGGCGGAAAGTACACCCTGTTCATGCGGATGAACGTGGTTTCAGGAGAGGCAGATTTGTACATCTGCACTGACACTCAGGGCACAAGATTTGTAGCCAAGATATACCGCAGAAAGGATGCAGTCAAACCGGAGGTTCTGGAGACACTGCGCAGTCTTGACTCGGCTTACGTGGCAAAAATCGTCGACAGCGGAGAATACAACGCTTATCCGGTGATTGTCCTTCCATATTTCAGAAATGGCAGTCTTGCAGGAAAGACGTTTGATTATGGCACTATCCGCAACACCATAATTCCCAGCGTGGCCAGAGGACTGAAGTACCTGCATGAAAACGGCATCATGCACAAGGACATCAAGCCGTCAAACCTGATGATATCCGATGACGGAGAAAGAATAGAGATAATCGATTTCGGCATCAGTTCGGTAAGAGATGAAGGACAGTCGGTTCTGGTGACCAAAACAGGACTGTCGCCTGAATACAGTGCCCCTGAAACCTTCAATAACGTTTTTCTAAATGAGTCTGATTACTACTCCTTCGGCATAACTCTTTACGAGCTGTTCACGGGCGGAACTCCCTTCAGCAATATGGCAGGAACTCTTTCAGCAGATGAGCTTGCCGCAAGTGCATCGGTGCAGAGCATCCCGTTTCCCGAATCTCTGGCATTCCCTGAAAGACTGAAACTTCTGATAAAAGGTCTGACCTACAGAGATTTGACCCACAGGAATGAGCCTGACAATCCGAACCGCAGATGGGGGTGGAACGAAGTTGAAAGGTGGATGAATGATGACAACCTGCCAGTGCCGGGAGAAACAGGAAACCCGAATTATGGAAATTTCACTGCCGCATCCTCGCAGGGCTCAACCTTTTCTCAGGCATATGATTTCAGAAATGCAGAAGGGAAAACTGTTCGACTCCAGAACCTTTCAGAGTTCGTTGATGCGTTCGGAACAAATTGGAAAGATGGAAAGAAGCAGGTAGGAAGAGGATTCGTTTCTGATTTCTTCCGTGAACAAAAACTCAGAAGTGTGGCAAGCCTTGTCCTTGACTGCGAGGATGCCGGGGTAACCGATGAAGCATACTCAAAGATGCTGATGGATATTTCAGCCGGAGAAGGGGAGGGTGTCTTTTATTGGAACAACAGAAAGATATCGTCCATAAAGGAGATTGCTGAATACCTCAATGATAACCTTTTGAATGGAACAGCCTCAGAAAATGAATATGGTTCAGTAATGAGTGTCATCAATTACTGGTGTGAACTGAACCATAAGGATAATGAACTGCAGGCTTTAGATAGAATTCGGAAGATATCGGATGCTCAAGGCTATGATTTAAGGCTTCGGATAATCAGTTTTAGTTCCTTCTTCTGTCCGGCCATGCGTCTAAAAATCGGAACTGGTGTTTTTGAGAATGTTTCAGAACTTAAAAGTTATGCTGATAGGTTGAAGAAATCAGCCCCTCAGGAATACTTCAAGTGGGTTGCAGACAATACGGGAGACATTGAGGTATACGGCAAGTGCCAGCAATTTAATTCCTTGATGAATGGTTTCCTTGCGGATTTGAGAAATGAGAACGAACGCATAAGGAGAGAACGAGAGGAGCGTGAAAGAAAGGAGGAGCAGGAACGAAAAAGAAGAGAAGAGCAGGAACGGAAAAGAAGAGAAGAGCAGGAACGGAAAAGAAGAGAACGTGAGGAGTTGCTTAGAAAATACTCGGTAGGTTCTGTCGTAGAGTTTGGCTGGTATTTCATCCATAACGGTAACGTCGAAGAGCCGTTAAAGTGGAGAGTGTTGGCAAGGGAAAATGACTGTGCTTTGCTCATTACTGAAAAATGTATTGATTGTAAGCCTTATCATCAAGATATTGAAACAATCACCTGGGAAGAGTGCACTCTTCGACAATGGCTCAATTCTTATTTTCTAACGACAGCGTTCAAACCTACTGAGCAGGACGGTATTCTAACAGTAAATCTTCCTAATAATGCCGGAAATGACACAAAGGATAGGATATTTCTTCTAAGCGTTGATGAAGCAACGAAATACTTTCGCAGTGATGAAGATCGCAGTTGTGAAGTGACTCAATATGCCAAGAGTAGAGGTGCTTGGGCAAGTTCTTGGAATGAAGGATACTGGTGGTTGCGGTCGCGTGGCAGCTTTAGCCATTTCGCCGCCATCGTCAGCAACGATGGCAACTTCCAAGGCTTCGGCAGATACGTCGGGAAGGCTGGCGCCTCCGTCCGCCCCGCTTTATGGCTTAATATTCAAGTCGTAAATCAGCCATAACAAGCAGTGCCGAGGAACACTCCTCCCCGACACTGCCTAAATTAGGGAAAAAGAAAAGCAGCTCATCAAAATGACCAAATCCAGGCAGAACTGCGACGAACTGGGTGATGAGATCCTCCGACTCCGGGATGAGAAACACCGGCTTCAGATGGAGGCTGCAAATAAGGCAGGGTCACGCGCAAAACTTGAGGAACTGGAATCGTTCCTCTCGGAACTGAGTGCTGAGGTTGAGGAGTACAGCGATGCGCTGGTGCGCCGACTGGTCGAGACCATCACCGTCTATGATGACCGTTTTAAGGTGAAGTTCAAGTCGGGGATCGAAGTAGAGGTGTAATTTCATGATAGCCTGAAAATGTTCCGGCTGATTTCGCTTCTGAAATGAATTAAATATAACGGTTGCTTATTGCTGGAGAAGGCTTGATTATTTAGGGTACATGAATCGATAGGAGATGATTGAGTATCCTGCCAGAAATACTCTGTTGATATGCTCACTCTGTATATAGTGACAAAGACCCCAAATAATGGTTTTATGTTCATACATATTTATTTATGTATAGATACTAAGTAATTTATATTAGGGCGATTTTCTCCTTGCACGTCGAGACGGTTGTACTGCTGTCACGTGATAAAGCCTAAAGGAATCCAGTATTCATGCGGTTTCAGCGGTGGTGGTTAAAATTTACACAATGAATTTTATGCTGTATTTCTTTGAAAAATGAGTTTGCTGAAACATATTTACAGTATGAAAAACAGGCATTTTTTCTGAGGTCGAGTGTGCTGAACTGCTTTTTGGCAATAGCAATTCCGAACACCCAACCTAAAAATGGCTCTGAAACTGTGGAATTGCTGTCAGGGGGGAGATAATATGGCAGAAGAGTTATTAATTAATCAACTTTTTGCAGGTCGGTATTTGGATGAAGGCGAAAATATCGGACACGAAGTCATTAATTTATTCAAAGATGATGAAGGAAATAATAATCTATTCATAACACCTTCAGGGCAAGTAAAAGACCATGAAGTTAAAAATATACTATTTGTTCGTAATATTTCTTCAAGAACAACTGTAGAAGTTATATGTCTTGCTATTTTCTCGTAGGGTTCAGTCATTTTTCTAAGTTCATCAGCCTGCTTGCGCTGCTTTGCCGTAGTGCTGTCGGAGGTGTATTTATCCATAAGCTGAGTTCGGCTTTGGAGATATGCCTCCTCGGAAATAAGCTGGTCGTTGTGGAATTGCTCTAAGAGTTCAAGCTTTCTGCCGTAACCTTCCTGAAGACGCAGGATTTCTTCCTCTTCGGGATTAAGTGAACGCAGAAAGTCCTGTGCTTCTTTCTCGATTTCTGCCCTTTGGGTCTGATAGTCCTGCTCGATGATGAGGAGTGCATTGTTCTTCTCGATTTCAGAAATTTGAGCATTCTCGGCAATGACTGCATTAAGCTCCTGAAGCTTTTTGATGTGTTCACGCTCGAACCTTTCAAGGTCGCTCTTTGATTTCATGTCGAGTTCAAGGATTTGCTCATAATAAGGCGTCCAGGTATCACGGGCCTCGGCAGATTTGGATAGAGCACCGCCGGAGTTTTTCCCTTTACCGGAGTCCTTATTTGCACCAATCTTTAAGCCTTCATCAGACTGGGTACCTTCACCCACAGGTTTATTCTGGTACTTTTCAGCGATGCGTTTACGTTCAGCGGCAATGCGGTTCTGAGATTCGGTGATGTCCTTTTCGATTCCGGCAATGGTGGCCTTGTAGATTTTGGCGGTCTGCTCCGCCTCTCTTTTGGTTTTCTCCCTGGCAAAATCAAAGCCTTCAGAGAAAGTTCCGCCGGAAAGAGAAGTTCCGATACCTTCACCGATGGCATTGAGATAACCGATGGTGTTATCCCACAGCTCTCCGACTTTCTGACTGAGCTGCAGAAGTCCAATCTGAGCAAACTGAAAAAAGTTTGAAAAGAAAAGTTTCCATGAGCCGGTGCCGTCCTTCATCTCAACCCCGATAAGCTCAAGGGTGTCGCTGAAAAAGTCCTTCACGCTATCCCATGCGGTGCGTATTCCCTCGAAAGTCTCACGTACCGTTTTTGCAAGATTGTGGAACCATTCAATAACTGCCGGATCATCAAGCCACTCGGAAATGCCATTCAAAGTATTGGCCAGAAAGTCATTTCCCATAATGATGAGTTCACCGAAACCGCCGTTTGACTGCATGAGTCTGGTACAGAAAGTTCCCCAGGCATTGTCCAGTCTTCCGGTGGCGGCAGATACAGTGTTGAGCTTCGCTTCAAGTACACCGTCAAAGTTGTTTTTGGCGAGGTTGGAAAGGTACTCGTCAAGAGCTTTGCTGTTCTTTTCAATTTCGGTGGTTGAGCCTTTATAGGTCAAGGAAATGGTGTCACCGTTGTCCTTTGCAGTTATGCCAAACTGCCGGAGTGCTTTGGTTGAGCCTTGAGAGAAGGCAATAACCGCATCAGTTAAGGTGTTAATGTCTCTGCCGGTGCCATGGGCGATGGTGGCATAGGTCTTAAGCTGTTCGTTTGAGTTGGTAAGACCGTTGTTGCCTAAATCCACAAAGGCTTTGGCGAGTTTATCCGTTGCGGTTGCTGTCTCATCCTCAAGACCGTTAAGGCTCCAGAAGGTTTTCTGAGCAGTTTCCAAATCACCAACCAGCGGTGTAAGTCTTGCTGACATGTCCTCGTAAACACGAGAGGCCTCAAGTCCGGTGGAAATGATGCTCTTAAAACCATCAACAACTTCAGAGGCAAACTTGATGGCAAAACCCGTCATCAGCATTTTCCAGCCACCGGCATTTTTCTGCAGAACTCCGGTCTGATTATCCACAGCCTTGGTAACCTTTTTGATTTCAGCTTCCTGCTCCTGCATGATTTTCTTCTGCTCGGCAAGAGTGGTGTTGGCGTCTTTCTGCTGGGTATTCTGAGTATTTAAGGCCTTGCTGATTTCCTTTGTTACCTTACTTTGCTGTGTGCCGAGGTCGGTAACAGTTTTGGTCTGCTCGTTGATGGAGTCGGTTACGGTCTTAACGCTGTCATCAAGTCCGTGAATTGCGGCATTGGTAGCCTCTGCCTGTTTTGCCGAGGCATCAAGGTTTGCACCCATGGCAGCAGCCGAGGAGGAAACAGCGTCCTTCATAGCAGTCATTTCCTCGGCAATTTTGGAGAGTGAATCCGAGAGAGCTGACGTGTCGGCTGAAAGCCTGATGGTGCTGTCGTTCATTTGAAATTCCTGAAAATAAAAAAAGGATCTCGGTTAGGAGATCCTTCATGGGAAATGGTTTTGGTTGTGAAATTAGTTATCCAGTTTTTCAATCAGGCACTGGTGATCCTTGGTCTTGGTGCTGAAATTTATTCCGACAAGTATGATATTTCTGTACTGTCCGGCATAGCGTTTGAAATACTCTTTTTCCTTAATCTGCTTAATGGCTTCTTCGGCAGAGTCATCATACTTAAATTCAATCAGAATAAGAGGCTGTCTCCTTGTTATCGGCTCATACACTAAATCAACACGACCCTTTCCTGCCTGATCTTCCCGGTGATAGCTGTAATCATCAAGAGTTGACCATAAAAGACCGGTCATCACACAATACGTAAGAGATTCCTCATCATTGTAGTCGAGCAGAGCTACAGCCGGAGAATTGTGAATATCCTGAATAATTGTGGCTACGGTTGTTCCGTCAAGTTCCTTGATAGCTTTGAGCAGGTTTTCTGAACGTCTGATGGTTTCCATTCGTTCATACCAGTTCTGCTCTCTGACAATATCCATCAGCACTGCTTTGATTTCGGCATTCGGAACATAGGCAACTTTACGATATTGATTTTTTGTTTCGGCACATCCAAGGTAACCGAGGCATACCAGAAGACTGAAGACATCATTTTTATCTTTTATGTTTACCATATCATTCTGGAAATTGGCACAGCTGAAAGTAACTTCATCACCTTCGATTAAATTGATGATGTCTTCCTTTATGCCGTCAAAATCCATATTGATCAAACGTACAAATTCCTCATTGGACGAAGTTCCGCTCCAGTAACTGATACATTCATTTCTAGTTACTGCCTTACACACAGAGTTAGGGTTGTAAATATCCACACCTTTGATTTTATAACCCTCGTACCAGCTCTTTAAATCATGATGTGAAACTTTACAATTAGGCGATTTTACAATGTTGGCTACCTCATCTTCCGTAAAACCAAAGTAAGGAGCATAATCCCCAGGAGAGAGCATGTTATATTCATCAAAGCCATTCAATGCTGATTGGGAATTGTATTTTTTGATTGGCAGAATACCGGTGAGATAAGCTAAGGCAAAGCAAGCTTTACCGCCATCAGATTTAAACAGATTTTTTAACAGTTTGATAAATTTCTTCTGCAAAACCTCGTCATCACGGTATTCACGATATACCAGATCCCATTCATCCATAATAAAAATGAATCTGGTATTTAAATCTTGGGTGATTGCAAGTAAAGTTTCCAGAAGTCCCATATTTCCAATTTGATGCTTTTCAAGACATTTTGAAAATTCATTACTCGATTTTAAATCTTTAATTACTGAATACTCGAAATAGTCAACCAGATCATTAACACCTTCGACTTTCTGTTTCTGACCTGAATAACCATCAAACAATCCGTCGATGGTATTCATATCAATGTAAATAACATCATATTTATTGAGATGTTCAGCATAGTTGTCTTTATCAGCAATATGCAGACCGTCAAATATTTTTGTGCCGATATACCCTTTGGAATAATAGGCTAAAAGCATATGGGCCGTTACGGTTTTTCCGAATCTGCGGGGACGGGTTACGGCAAAAAAACGTTTATCTGCATTGATCTTTGCAGACATCTTTTCTATAAAATCCGTTTTATCAACAAATATGTCTTTATCTTTGAAATTAACCAGTGTTTCAAAGCTGTTTTCCATGGTCGGATTCAGAATACTTCCCATGACTTTAACCTCCCCGAACTCAACATCATCGGCTGTCATTTTATCACAGCACTGAATTTTTATCCGTGATACAGGACGGAACTTCCTGTGAACAATTGGCCGTACTATTCATATGTCAGTAATTTAACTAGTATCAACAAATAATTCAACTGTTATCTGATGCCTAATCTGTTGATAAATCGTACATCAATAACGCTACCGTTTGTTCATCATTTGTTTAAACTTCTCAACCTCTTTGGCACAATCGCTCTCCGTCATTCCGGCTTTGTACCTTTCTTTCGGATGAGCCTCATAGTATTCCTCCTGAAAAACCACCGCCCAGTAGTAAAACTCGGTGGTGGGATATTCCAGAACTTCAGAGATTGGGCGGTGGATTTCCCGGGCAATTCTCACCGCCAGTCTGAAAGTAAAACTGCCCCGGATTAGTTTTTTAAGCTGGTCTCGCTGGTGATGTTGAGAGCCGAGAAGGCATTCACCAAAGCGTTCAGCACCTTGTTCGGCACGGATTCCATAAAGGCATTGAAGTCCTCCGGCTTTTCGGTGAGGTTGCCGTCAGCATCGCAGAGGGATGCATGCATCATCTTAAGAACACGAAGCTGTAAATCCTTCTCGCCTTCAAAGTCGAGACGCGCCTTGCCGGAAAGTTCACGCAGGTAAAAGTCCACACCGTCAACGGTCACCTTGCTGACTTTGAATTTCAGCCCCTTGATTTGATCTAAATAAGACATGGTTATTCTCCTTCTTCTCCACTGTTCTGAGTCTGTTCAACCGCTTCGGCATTCGACCATGCAACATCAGATGCCTGTCTGCCGGAAACCTTAAGCTGCATAAAGCCGTCAGCAGAGCCGGACATAATCTGATAGCCGAGAAGCTTCAAATCGTAGGTGGCTCTGGTGCCATTCGGCCACTGATGACGAATGCGGACGGTCTGCTGTGCTTCGGCGGCAGCAATGAGAGCCTGCTGGTCAGCGTCATCATCGTAATAGTAGATGGTGAGTTCCTTTTCTGCAGAATCCTTAAGACCGCCGCAGTAAACCTTTCTGTTATCATCGATGGTGGTGCATTCCACGGATTCGGCAATGTCACCGATATCCCCAAGCTCCTGAGCGCCTTTAAGCGGCAGCCAGGTAACTCCATCATCAGTTGAGAACTGGGAATGAGTTCCTCCGAGAAGTACCGGCTCCTTTGCCTTGTAATCGTAAAGCTGTGTATGTTTAGCCATTTTGTTTTCTCCTATTTCAATAAATCGGCCATAGAGGTTTCAACCTGCTGAACCACAATAGCCACTGCGTTTTGATCTACCCTGCGTTGAATCGCTTCAATAAAATGACGGGCAGATATGCCCTTAACCTTGCCACCATGCTGACTGGCTTTTTTAGTAGCTTTAGCCTTAACCGCAGCAAGCTTTTTTGTATTCCTTTCCATCATGGCCTGATACCGGTCTCGCTGCTTCTGCGTTTTTGCAGAGGCGAGATTAAGACGAGCCTTGTTGATGGCAATCTGATATTTGTTGGCAATAAGCTGCTGAATTACACTGTTGCCTTCAAGACTTGAGCCTTTGCCGACGGTGTGATCACGGGTACCGGCATTAAGCCAGTGATTGAGAGTCTTTGGAGGAATGTGAGGCTTTTTGCCTTCCTTGCCGCCTTTGACCTTACTCACCGGCAAAAAGTGTATGTACGAGATAATACGGTTAGGGTCTGAGCGTACTCTTGCTGACTTGATGCCGGAAACGGATTTGCGGTAAATGCCGGTATGGGCTTTAAAGTGGGTGCTGATGTAACCGGTTAGTTCTTCTCTGGCGCCGGTTTCCTTAAGAGCCTCTTTCAGAATTACACGGCTGATTTTGGTCTGAAGTTTTGCTGGCAGACCTTTGAGCTTTTCTGCAAGAACATCAGCGCCGGAGGTGTCTGCTTTAATCATCGTTCAACAAACTCCATACTTACCGCATTGCCCCAGAATCCAACCTCGGGGTCGTACTCTGTTGGTGTTATGCTGTTTACCGTGATGAGCCGGAAATCCTCCGAGTATTTACCGTCAGTGGCAGCCACCAGCCGGTCTGTAATGGCATCACATGTGTCTGCGCTTACAAACGAGAAGATAAATATCTCAAAGCCATGCCGCACATCATGGGCATCGCCGTCAACGGTTCTGCCGGAGAACTCGGTAGCCTGTCTGGTTATCAGCGATGCGGTTTTAACGTTATTCGGAACAATGTCAAAGTAGGCTTTCTGCCCGGTGATGTCTTCCACCAGAGCCTTAACCTTTGCTTTCATTTCACTGATTGAAATCATGTGGTAATCCTTTGATTATCGTTAAGTCCCGAATAGCTGCAGCCAAGCAAAATTTCACCTTTATGCTTATCTGCAGATAAATTGTCGATTCCGTAGAACTTGTCATTCCACCGAATAAGGCAGTCATCCGAAAGGCCGGAAAGATAGCGTATGAGAACGGTAATCTGCCCGCTCTGCACATCGACACCGCTGCGCATCTGGTCACGGGTTGTCACCGCACGTACATTCGCCCAGACTGTTCCGGAAAGCTCGTAGTCGTCAAGACTGGTAAGGTTCCTTTCAGCCTTTGGTTCATAAATCTGTATGCGTTCGTTTAAGGTTCCGGTTTCCATCAGAATGTCTCCTGTCTTGAGCCAAACAGCATGGAGCGCAGAGACAGCGTAAGAGACTTAAAGTCAGCTTCGGTCCGGTGCTCAAACATGTAGTTGACGGCATACATCACCGCAGCCCTGCCGTACTTCGAGCCGTAAAGCACCTTCACATCATCGGTTCTTATCACATCCATGCAGAGCCTTTCAGCCGAGCCGATAAGGGAGCGAATCAGCGTATCGTCCTCGTTCCCGTCAACTCTGAGGTAGGTCTTCATTTCCTTGAGGGTAATGCTCAT